ATGCCTGTTTAATGACTATCCTGTTTTTTCTTAAAAAACATCAATCACTGTCTTCATTCATTGGCTTTATGGATTTTATTTGTTAGACTAAGCGGTCTTTATTTTTCGACATCTTTACTGCTCATAACGCTCGTTTAGGCATGATGTTGATAATACCGTACGCCATTGTTATTATGCGCTCGTAGCTCAGTTGGATAGAGTATCGGTCTCCGAAGCCGAGGGTCACAGGTTCGATCCCTGTCGAGCGCACCATGATTTTAAACTTAAGTTTTATTGAAGTTTCGCCTCAAGCATTAGATTGTTTGGGTTTTTTTTGTGTCTTAACTTCTTCTATAAGCCTTTATCTGCAAGGGTTGGTTATCTTGCTTTTAATGACTAATAAGAAGTAGTCTACTCTTTAATAATGTAGTTTTTATAAGTCTGCTTACATGCGCTCTACTCTTTGAAAATTGGTGACCAAGTGCTCGGTGACCAAACGGTGACCATTTTGTGACCAAGATTGTGAAAAGTTGGTTGTGGTAAACGATCCCGTTTGACAGAGTTTATTCAGCTGTTTGATTTTTGAGAACAGGAACAGAGATTGGCACCTTATAGAACTTAGTAAAGCCTTCAATCGATTTACCAGCAGTTAAACTGTTTGGCAGCTTATGGCCCTCATCTTGATCAGTATAGATAACGACACAACTGACAACAATTGATGACTGCTGTTCTACCGTATGGTAGCCTAGCTTATCTAATATACCCACGTCTCTTGCATAACCGCTTATCTGTCTAATATCTTCAATGATATAGCTTAAATTCTTGTCTTGTTGATAAGTAGATCTGTATTTCGCATCTATGATAAGTGGTTGCATGTCATCTATCAGTAAATAGTCTGGATTCCCGTAGCTACCTTTCGCTTGAAAAAGTATCTTATCTCCATATTTATCTTTAAGAAGTCCTAACACGTACAGTTCGAAAAGTTTTGACATATCAATCCAGAACGGTGGTACTGATATTTGTTCAACGCTACTATTGTCGATCTCACTGATATGATAGCCAAAGCGCTTAAGAATGATCTTAGAGAGTTTTAAGGCTTCCTGATACTCTTTATAAAAGGAGTTATGCTTGACTGCTTTAAGCCCATGTAAATTGACTTCATCACTAACTCTCTCGAAAGCAGGTGTGCAATAGTCGATTAAGCACCTCATTGATCCAAGGTATTCTGGGTATTGAGATAAATAACGTCTAATAAAGCTTAGCGTATGCTTTAAAACTCGATTCTCAATACTATCAAAGCCAAACTTTTCATAACTGCAAAAAGTGTTCGTAACTTTACTTCGAACTACATTTCTTTTGATATTTTGAGCAATTAAGACTTTACCTTTAATTCTACTATTAAGGTTACGCTCGACTTTATAATAGGATTGCTTCAATCCCTTCTTCACCAAGCTCTTGAGAATTTGAAGAAACTGCATGATCAGTAGTGGCGTTAATAAATCCATCTGCTGATCAATTTCTATAAAAGGTTCATTTAGCTTAATGTGGTATAGGTCTTTGGTATTCTTAGCAATGTCACCATGCGTAAGACATGATTGAAGCATACCTAAATAGTCAACTTCTTGAGTCCCTTTATTAATCTTTGGTGCTACATAGATGGCTTGTTGGTTCTTTACAAGCCAGTCTGCACCAATAAAGTATGACATTTTGAGCGAAAGACTTTCTCTACCATAAACAACCTGAACACAACGCTCATTTCTAATGTTGTCTTGAAAAAATATATCTGAAACCTCTACACCTTCACAGTCAAAGTCTATCTGATTGTGTTCGCTTACAGTTCCTAAATGGTTTGATCTTATTAGCTTAGACATGAAGGTTTTCGACTACCTCTCTAGCGCTATCTAATAAAACACCATCCTTTATATACTCATATAAAATGGGCTTAATCTCATATTCAATCTTTTGTTTAAGCTCAATTTCAAGCTCCTTCTCAGTCATATCTTCATCGTCAGACAATATAAAATAGCTATGACCTATTTGAACATCATTAGCATCAAAATCTGATGATAGATAGGAATTATCGTTGTCGAATAATCTAGCCACATCATCAAAAAGTTCTTTAGCTCTTTTGTGTATGACTACACTTGCATTGGGCAATACGTCATAAAATGCAAAACGTCTACGAATAGCGTAGTCAATATGACCTACCGAGCGATCAGCTGTATTCATTGTGCCTATGATATACAGGTTTTTAGGAAGCTTGATATCTCGTGTACCTTCATATTCATACATAGACTGTACAAACTCACCGCGGTATTCAAGAGCATAGATCAGTTCGCCTAACACAGAAGGTAAATTTGCACGATTAATCTCGTCAATTATAAGAACGTATTTACTATTAGGGTTTTCAAGAGCTTCTTTTGCAAACTCAGCAAGAATCTTATTCTCAACCTTATAACTTATAACTCCTTCGTGACTACTAGCAACGATACCCCTTACAAAGTCTTCATAGGTATAGGCAGGATGGAATTGGATGATTTTAAACTCTCCATGAGTCATAACTTCATCATTCTCAGATAACTCCTCACCATCTTTTAAGTTAAAGTTGTTCCAAATGATGCTCGCAAATTCGATGAGAGTGAGATCAGTATTGAACTGTCTTTTATCGAGATAGATATCCTTGAGCTTTACGTTCTTTTCAATAGTTCCCATTTGTTTATTATAGCAACCCAATAACTTCAGAGCATTATTAAGCGCATCTATACTGTTAATAGGAAAGTATTCATCTGGAAAATAACTATGCAGCAATTTAAGAGTAAAACATGGGCCAAAAAATTTGATTGAGTTATCAAGATCGGTTCTTTGAATTAGCTTTGATAGTTCATTTGAAACTAATTCCATTGCTGACTCAGCATCGGCTGCACCTGCAACCTTATTGTTAAGCATGTATTTATTATTACTTTTACTCCAGTATATTGGATAGTTATTCGAGAATCCTGGAGAGAATTTTCCTAAGCTCTCTAGTCCTACTTCTAACCACCAGCAAAGTGAATCTTTATCTCCGTGTCCAATGGCATACTCTGACAATGAAAGGCTGCTTAATTTATCTTGAGGAAAGGATTCATAGAACCTAGATAGCAATTTATCATTTTTTGTTCTAGCTAACTTAGCTTCATTAGATTGTGTATCAAAGCTTCTAACTGAACTATCAATTATGTCTTGAGGTGTTCCTTTACGTTCAATCTGTGTTAACTGTTTAGCAACCAGTTTAGCCAGTCTTGTTTTACCGGTGCCAGGAGGTCCTTGTAATATGACTTGATGCTTGTATTTTAGGAGGTCAATTACTTCATTAATATCAGAGTCATTCATAACTTTTTCATACCATTCTTTAATTGATTTATTGGTTGGTACTTCACTGTTGTGTTCCATATCACACCTTGTCAGAGCTGCTGTAGGAGCTGTATAGTAATCATAACTATCGCTATACCAATCTAGTATTTCAACTTCTCGCCGACGCTGGAACCAGTCTAGATTTTTATCAACATCATCTTTGTATTTAAATTCACCAACAACCTTAGTCAACGCAATTAAGGTTGCCCCTTTTTTAATAGCGACTATATCTCCGACGTCCATCTGCTGGACAAACTTGCGTTCCTGTCTTTTGTCTTCATCTGGGTTATCCCAAATCCCAATCCCAATTAAGCTAGTTTTTTTTAAGATATCTTTTTCCTGACCCAAGTTAGAGTTATCAGGATGTAGTTGCATATGCCAAAAATTCATTCAATTTCCTCAAATAATTCTCTTATCATTTATTTTAATATAAATTTGTTCACTGATTAATCACCATTGATATTAGTGTGATTTATACAAAGGATCGTTGCTTGGCATAGTATCACTAACCCTTAGCATTGAATAATACTTATTCCAACACTTGTTGGTCTTAGCTTTATCAACATTTTTCAGCTATATTGGACTATTTAAATTCAACATTAAGATTGAACATGAATATGACAGCAAATCAGCGCCCAGAAGATATCGCCCGAGACAATATTGATCGCCAGCTCAAACAAGCTGGCTGGTTGGTACAGAAGCTCAAAGACTATAATCCTAACGCTGGTCTAGGAGTTGCGGTTAGGGAATATCCAACCAGTACCGGTCCTGCTGATTATGTACTATTCATCGATAGAGAAGCAGTTGGTATCATTGAGGCAAAAGCTGAAGACTATGGGCAGAAGATAACGACGGTTGAAGAACAAAGCGCGCGCTATGCCACTAGCGACTTTAAGCATATTGACGAAGCAGATATTGCTTTTCTATATGAGTCTACTGGTGTCATTACTCGCTTTACCAATCGCAATGACCCCGATCCGCGTTCAAGAGAAGTATTTAACTTTCATCGCCCAGAGACGCTAGAAAAATGGTTTACCGAGGGCAAGAACACTTTACGTAAGAAACTAAAATCTATTCCTCCGTTAAATCCAAATAATCTGCCAGCTTCAGAGCTTGATCTGCGAGACTGTCAAGAGCGTGCTATTGTCAATATAGAAAAGTCATTCGCTAAGGCTCGCCCGCGGTCATTGATTCAGATGGCGACAGGCGCAGGTAAAACGTATACAGCTATCAGTATTATGTACCGTTTGCTTAAATACACAGGCAAGCGTCGTATTTTATTTTTAGTAGATACCATCAACTTAGGCGAGCAAGCAGAACAAGAAATGATTGTATTTTCACCACATGATGACAATCGCAAGTTTACTGAGTTATATAACGCGCAAATCATTACCTCGCCGCACGTCCCGTCAGGTGTCGAAGTTTATATCTGCACTATTCAGCGTATGTACTCTATCCTCAAAGGTGAGCCGCTAGACCAAGCATTGGAGCAAGAAGGTCTAGAGGAGTATGAGAAGCATATCAAAGAGCCATTGCCAGTGGTTTATAATAGCGCCATTCCTCCTGAGTTTTTTGACTTTATATTTATCGATGAGTGTCATCGCTCTATCTATAACCTGTGGCGCCAAGTACTCGATTACTATGATTCGTTTTTGATTGGTCTGACAGCAACTCCTGATAGTCGTACCTTTGGCTTTTTTAACCAAAACGTCGTTAGTGAATATACCCACGAAGAAGCAGTCGCTGATGGGGTCAACGTAGGCAATGAGGTCTATTTGATAGAGACCAAAATCACTAAAGAAGGCGCAAAACTGCAAGCTCGTGAGCTGATAGAACACAGAGAAAAAGTCACTCGTAAAAAACGTTGGCAGGCACAAGACAGCGATGAAGCGTACTCCTCTAAACAGCTAGACAAAAACATTGTCAATCCCAGCCAAATTCGTACGGTTATAAAAAGCTTTAGAGACAGCTTGCCTACTATCTTTCCTGCACGTAACGAAGTACCTAAAACGCTAATCTTCGCTAAAAGCGACAGCCACGCTGACGATATTATTAATATTGTCCGAGAGGAATTCGGTAAAGGAAACGAGTTCTGCAAAAAAATAACCTATAAAGCAGGTCAAGATAGAGTCGATGATGAGGGCGAAATTACTGAAGAAGGTGAAGCCGCCAAAACAGTACTGGCTAACTTCCGTAATAGCTATAATCCTCGTATTGCGGTTACGGTGACCATGATAGCCACAGGTACAGATGTAAAACCGCTTGAATGTCTGCTCTTTATGCGTGATGTCAAAAGTCGCAATTTCTTTGAGCAAATGAAAGGCCGTGGCACACGTACCCTCGATAAAGAAGGTCTCCAAAAGGTCACCCCTAGTGCTAGGAGTGCTAAAACTCATTACGTCATCGTAGATGCCATCGGTGTCACTAAGTCGCTTAAAACCAGTAGTAGCCAATTAGATACCAAGAAATCGGTAAGCTTTCGTGACCTCGCTACAGGTATCATGATGGGTCAATCCGACACCGATACGGTTAGCTCATTTGCCAGCCGATTAAAGCGTCTCGATATCGCTTTGGAACCTGAACAACACGCTGTGGTAGAAAAAGCCACTGGCGGTATACCGTTAAGTGAGTTGGTTAAACGCTTATTCACTGCTATTGATGTCGATCTAGTTAATGAGTCCGCTTGCCAGCTTGAAGGCATCAGTATTGACGAGACGCCTAGTGATAAGGCTGTGAAGAAAGCGCAGCATAAACGGGTGAAAGAAGCCAGTAGATGGCTCAATGGTGAGTTAATTACAGAGCTTGAAGAGATCAGACGAGAAAGTGAGCAGAAAATTGATCACCTAAATATTGATGAAGTAACTAATATAGGTTGGGAGACTGACCAAGTCGAAAAAGCCGAGAGTCTTGTTAGCCGATTTACTGATTATATAGAAGCCAATAAAGACAATATTACGGCGCTACAAATCTTGTATAATCAGCCGCATCGTCGTCAGGCACTCAGCTTTGCGATGATAAAAGAGCTATATGAAGCGATTAAAGCAAGCAAGCCACCCTTAGCTATATTCAGTGTTTGGGAAGCGTACTCCATCATCGATGGTGTGACCTCGCAAAAGGTGGAAGACGAGTTAACGGCGTTGGTCAGTTTGGTGCGCCGTGTGGTCGGTATCGATGATAAGCTAACACCTTTTGATAATACGGTACGTAAAAACTTCCAAGACTGGGTGTTTGCCCACAACGCAAGAAGTAAAAGTGCTTTTACAGACATACAGATGGAGTGGTTACGATTGATTCGTGATCATGTGACGACCTCGTTTGCAATAGCTTCAGATGACTTTGAGCTAACACCGTTTAATCAATATGGCGGTCTAGGTGAAGCGTATGACGTGCTTAGCGAAGGCTTGGACTTTGACGAATTACTAAACGAAATAAATATTGAGTTAATTGCATGATAAATGAAGTAGATTTACCAGTAAGTTGGGAAGTATGTAATGTTTTTGATATTTCAGAGCCCAAACAATGGAAAACTATAGCTACAAAGGACTTATTAGAAACTGGCTATCCAGTATATGGTGCTAATGGGAAAATAGGGTTTTTTAATAAATACAATCATGAAGATCCAGCATTGATGATAACTTGTCGAGGGGCGACATGCGGTGAAATTCATATTTCAGAACCATACGCATATATAAATGGTAATGCGATGTGTTTAGATAACATACCGAAATTGATGAACCTTAAATATCTATTTTATTATTTGAAGAGCTTCAACTTTTCATTCGTAATATCTGGTTCTGCTCAACCACAAATAACACAATCGGGATTAAAAGCAATTGATATCCCCATTCCTCCAGTAAATGAACAAAACCGCATTGTCGATAAAATTGAAACACTATTTTCAGAAGTCGATGCGGGTATTGAAAATTTAACGCTTGCCAAACGGCAACTTGAACAATACCGTCAATCGTTACTTAAGTACGCTTTTGAAGGCAAGCTGACGGCTAAGTGGCGCGAAGAGTATGCTAAAAACCATGGTAAATCTTTACCTAGCGGTGATGAACTGCTAGAACAAATTCAAACCGCGCGTCAAGACTACTATGACCAGCAAATGGTGGATTGGGAACAAGCGATTGAAGCTTGGGAGGAGAAAGGTAAAGAAGAAAAAAAATTAAGAAAGCCAATCAAGCCTACTAAACCTAAGAAGCTCTTGGTTTTAGATAGTAGTGACTTGCCTAATGAATGGGTTGTTGTTGAATTTGAAGGAGTCTGTGAGCTCATAAGAAATGGTTTGTCTTTGAAGCCAGAAGGTCATGAAGGAACAAAAATATTACGTATTAGTGCAGTAAGAGCTTTTAGCCTTAATCTTGATGATTACAGATACCTCTCAAGTGAACATGAGGTTTCAAGCTTTTTATTGCAACAAGGTGATTTACTCTTTACAAGATACAACGGCACCAGACGCTATGTAGGTGTATGTGCTCTTTTTAAATCGACAGAGGATTATGTTTATTGTGGGGCAGTGATTAGTTGTGCATAGGGATAGTGAAGAAGATGTGCCTGTATTATCAACCACTAGGCTAATGATATCAAGGGTTAAGCATATTTGGCGAGTCGAGTTATGCACGAATAGATTTTGAGCAGGAATGATTAATATTGATATGATTGCGGTGTTTAATTGTGCATAAGTGATTAGAATTTGATAGGCGTTTAAACGATGTTTAAAGAATGATTAAGGGCAGCCGCGATGGTTGCCCTTTTTTGTGCCTGAAGGAAATGTGACTGCTAATCAGGTAGGTCATAGCTTGCGTGGATGACTTGACCGCAGACTTCGATGTCTGAGGCTTGCATGTCGGCTTTGGTGATGTCTAGTGGATCATAAAACTTGTTATCGCTGATGAGACGTAGACCGCCGCCAATGAGCCACTGGATGCGCTTGACGTAGTGCCTGTCCTCTATGCGAATGACGTAGACCTTGCCGTCTAAGGGTTGGGTGTGCTCGCGATTAATCACTACTACTGCGCTCTCTGGGATGGTTGGCGTCATGGAGTCGCCTTTGGTGAATAAGGCTGCAAGGGATTTGGCGGTTAAGCCCCTCGCTTTTAGCCACTGCTTGCGAAACGCTAGGTGCTTGGTGGCTGTGGCTTCGCCTAGACAGACTGAGCCATTGCCTGCGCTGACTTCTACGTCATAGGCGGGTATGTAGTCGTATTCGTCGTTAATAGTCGGCTGCGATATCGAAGGTATCTCGTCATTGCCTGACCTGTGATGTGCATTCTTATCCCATTGCTTTCTTAATCTAGAGGCGAAACCGTCTTCTTCATCGCCAAATATAAGATGTTGAGGCGTGACATTGTATAGCTTAGACAGCTTCTCAAGCGTTTCTAGTGACGCTTCTGTGCCTCCATTCTCCCATTGCTGTAACGTCGTGCGACTAACTGCTATGTCAGGGTTGGCTGTAACGGCATCTCTTGATAAAGAGGCGTTCTCTCTAGCTTCTCTTAATCTGATTCCTATCTGTTTTCTATTCATAATAATCACCACAACCATAAAACAGTTTAATTCGATGATCTGTTCTATAATAACTATAATTCTGTTTATAGAACAGATGGAAAAATTGTTTTAAAATACAACGAGTTACAAGATTTTAAGCAAATAGAACCATTTTTCTTTCTGTTTTACTCTATAAAACGGTTTACAGGTACAAGTAAAACGGTTAATATGTAAATTCAATAAGCAAATGAGGTGACTAAATGCACACAAGCGAAGCGGTAAAAAAAGTGCCATGTGACTGGCACCAAGCCTATATAAGCGCTGCGTTAAAAGAAAAAGGTACTAATTTATCGGCATTGTCAGCAGCAAACGGTTATTCCCGTAACGGTTTACGCAATGCTTTGTATCGTCCTTATCCTAAAGCCGAAAAGATTATTGCTAAAGCTATTGGCGTTGAACCTAAGGATATTTGGCCTACTCGCTATGATGTATAAAAGCATCAGTCGGAAAAACGGTTATTAATATGAAAGATTACTATACAGCACAGGAAATAGCCGATTTGAATTTGAAAAGTTTACCAAATTCTAAGTCGAATGTCATTAGATGGGCAAAAAAAGATAATTGGTCAACCCGAAAACGAGTTGGTCGCGGTGGTGGCTTTGAATATGCCTTTGAAAGTTTGCCTGCTGACGCACAAGCAGAAATCAAAGCAAAGGCTTACAGAGCTCTGATGCCTAAGCAGTCTACTGATGCGGCTCGTCAAGTTGCGATCATCGCTAACCGTGATATATCGAAACTGGATGATGCTCAGCGTGCTACTGCTGACGCTCGTCAGTTGATGACGCTACTCGTTGGCCAATATCAAGCATCGCTTGGCAGTCGTAATAAAGCGTTGGATGCAGTCGTCGCGCTTAGTCGTGATGAAGCATTGCCCGTCGATGAGTTGACAGACTATAACGCAATATGTGCGACAGCTATGGCTAAGCGTCTTAGTAAAGCTGGTGTAGGTAAACGCGTCTTGCATGAGTGGTGTACTAAAGCGGATCAATGTAGCACGCCAACAGAACGCCTTGCGGCACTTGCCCCTCAAAAGCAAGGGCAGCCGGTGATTATAGCGACCAATATCGAATGGCTGGGTGATTTTTTGGGTGTGTACTGTCAGCCCAAAGGCTTACCAGTATCGGAAGCGTATCGAATATTTGTAAAAGAATATGACGATAGGCATGGTACAGGCGCTGCCCCTCATTACGATGCGGTGCGTCGCGCTTTAGCTAAGCTGCCCATCTGGGTGCGTGAAACAAGACGTTTAACTGGCTCTGCGATGCGCGGTCTGCGTGCTTATGTCAGACGTGACTGGAATGCTGACTTTATGCGAGCCAATGATATTTGGGTCGGTGATGGCCATAGTTTGAAAATGAAAGCGAGACATCCGCAGGACGGTTCACCCACCACGCCAGAGCTTACCATCATCATGGACGCTACCAGTCGAATGATCGTTGGCTGGTCGCTCGCTTACTCTGAGAGTCAAATCGCTGTGGGTGATGCGCTACGTCACGGAATGCAGAACCATGGTATCCCTGCAATCTACTACTCGGATAATGGCGGCGGTCAAAAGAACAAAACGTTTGATACCGATGTCACAGGTGTGTTTGCACGGCTTGGTGTCCATCATGCCACAGGTATACCGGGGAATCCCCAAGGACGCGGCATTATTGAACGTCAAATGAAAGAGGTGCCAAAACGCGTGGCACAAACTTTTGAAACCTATACAGGTAAAGATGCCGACCCCGAGACAGTTAGAAAAATGTTGTCAGGCATGGGTAGCTTGTCAGGTGCAATCGCTAACGGCACACCATCTGATGAGATGACGCCCAAGCAGAAAAAAGCTGAGAAGATACTGCCGTCATGGCATGAGCTGATGGCAGAAATTAAATCTCAGGTGGATGATTACAACTTCAATCGTATTCACTCGGTGATCGGTACAACCCCTGCTAAAAAGCGTGAGCAGCTGCTGATGAAAATGGATGAGGATGATTTTATCCCGCTCAGTGCTGAAGCTGCGCGTGACCTGTTCCGTCCATCGTTTGAACGAGTAGTAGATCGCGGTCAGGTGCGGTGGGATAACGACTTTTATGCTGACCCAGAGCTGGAATTTCATGCAGGTAAAAAAGTCATGGTCTTTATTGACCAGCATGATCCGAGCAGTGTAACGGTGCGCGACAAAGATGGTCGCTGGATTTGCGAGGCGAAGCTGGATGCCTTTATGCAACCTGCTTTCGCTAAAAGCTACGTTGAGAAAAAACGCGTCAAGTCTGTTGAAGCTCAGATCAAACGTAAAACAGATGATATCGCTGCTATTAGGTCTAAAAACCGCATGGTTATCGAGCATGAGAAGTCGGACACGTTGCATGAGCTGTTCAGCGGCAAGACTGTCGAGACGGTCGCCACACAAGAGTTTGCGATGTTTAAGATTGATTTGGCTAACAAAGCCGTAAACGACAAATAAGGATATGGATATGAAAAATATAAAAAGCTATGTGGAAAAAGCACGTCAAGCTCGCACAGCTCGTAGGGTTGCAAAGTATAAGCAGGTGGTGATGGAGATTAATCGTCCTCAGTGGGCTGATATCAGCACTGAGCGACTCGTTGAAAAGGCTGATGAATTACAAGCGCGAATGGATGGGTTGGGTAATGCGCCGCTGTATACACCGCAACAGCGCGTTATTGATGCGATGCGAGCAGAGATCAATCGTCGTCAAGGCTGATTTGGTCACGCTCTTCCCATTCGTAGAAAGGTTTGAGCGCTTGGTATATACGCCGAGCATTTGACTCTAAGGTTGGTACGGCGTTGTCACTTGTCTGCTCTGCCTCGAAAGCTTTAATAAAGCTATCGTCATTCAAGTGTTTCGCAAAATTACGGTATTTGCCATCAAGGTTGCGGTAAGTGTATTTGACCTGTTTAAGCACGAATTCAGGAGACAGCGAACCGCGCTCCATAGCTGAAACAAGCATATACATAACAAATATATCAAGGGTTTCTAGCTGTACTTTAGTAGCAGTCAATTCTTCTTCAAGCTTGGCGACACGATCTTTCATGGTCAAGGGTTTTGATTCAGACATGAGTAAGCACTCCCTAACTAAATTATTTATAAGGATAACAAAGTGAGTATAGCACTATTAGAGCAATATATTGAAGACACGGGTCTTAGTCAAGCTGCGGTTGCTAAGCAGTTGGTCAAGTCGGCTACGACCATTAACCAATACCTAAAAGGTACGTACAAAGGTGATGTTACGGCTATTGATGAGGCGGTGGCTGAGCTGGTTGCACGTCATCAAGTTAAGAATGTCGCCAGTGACTTTGTGCCAACTGCCTCTGCCACTCGTATTTTAGAAGTTTGCGATATGGCGCATAGGCTGAGCTGTATGAATATGATTGTCGGCGATGCAGGACTTGGTAAGACTGAGGCGCTAAAGCAGTATGCAGCAACGACCAAAAACGTATTGCTTATCGAAACGGATACGACTTATAGCGTGCGAATGCTGCTCAGTGAGATTTGCCGCGTGCTTGGTATCGTTGCACCGCGTGGCAACCCTAGCATGATGAGCGCGATTATTGATCGTCTCAGAGACAGTAAGCGCTTGCTTATCATTGATGAAGCCGAACTGCTCAACTACCGTGCCCTTGAGACGCTACGCCGTATTCACGACAAGACTAGCATCGGCATCGTGTTTGCTGGTATGCCGCGTTTACGTGCCAACTTTCGCGGTGGTGCTGGCGGCGACTATAAGCAGTTATATAGCCGTATTCATCACCTACACCCAATGGATGCGAATCTGTCTAAAGCGGATATCGGCATGATGTGTAAGGCGGCTCTTGGTACAAGCGACTTTAATGACTGTTTACACGAGGTTTGCCATGGCAATGCACGACGCTTAAAGATGCTGATAAGCGGTGTCAAGTATGTCGCAGAGCTGAATGATGCGCCAGTGTCTGAGGCGATGATTGAGCAGTACGCTCGTATGTTGATTGATTAAAAAGGAGTTTGAGATGTCAAAGTTAAGTAAAGAGCAGATTAAACAATTAACCGCCAAGAAGTTTGTATTTGGTCGCCTCAAGCTTAAATGTGATGGCTACATTATCACTTTGCGAGACAGAATATACAAACGGAAAATCAGAACAGAACTGTCGGTTAATGGGTGGCTTAAGGGTGAATGGCTGATTGAACCAGACGCCCATCCTGAAAGTAAGTTTTATATGCCTTACGTCCGATACATCCAAAAAAGTGCGCGCAGTAAGAAGAAGGAGAAAGTCGATTTGGGTATGCGTAGACCTGACTTTGCCAGTATCGGTCAAGCTTTGCGCCACTTAAACACCGTTTGCGATAGCGTTGAAGTGATTGAGGAGAACGATTGTGAGTAAGCGAATCAATCCGTTTAAGAAACACTTTTGTTTTACGTGTCCTGTTTGTAGTGAGGATTTGGTTGTAGAACCAGGAATGCCGCCTTCAGGTGCTATGGATTGCTATGTGGGCATGACGTATTGCTTGGAATGTATGACACGTCTTGAGCTTAATTACGAAAAATTATCTAACACGGTAATTGCAACGGTCAAGGAGCAAGCCAATGCAAACTAAACGAGCAAAAGTAAGTACCGCAAAAATGGCAATGATGGCAAAGATTCATATCGCCAAAAAAGACCTGCATTTGGACGATAACACTTACCGCGATGTCCTATGGCGTGTGACTGGTAAGCGTAGCTGCAAAGATATGACCATCGCCCAGCTGCAAGACGTGGTGAAAGACATGGAAAAGAGCGGATTTAAGCCAAAAGCTGCGCCAAAACATGGCAAAAAGCCTTCAGTCGTCGGCAAGCGTGAGCCACTAATGGGCAAAATCCACGCCATGCTGACCGATATGGGGCTGCATTGGAACTACGCACACGGCATGGCGGACAGCATGTTTAAGATTAAGCGTCTGCAATGGCTCAATGACTCGCAACTGTACAAGCTGACGCAAGCGCTGAGCGTGCATCAGCAGCGTGAGGCTAAAAAAGCAGCAAAGAAAGCGGCCTCAAATGAACGCAAAAAAGCAGAACCTGAGCACAAATAAACGCAAATGAACGCAAATTGATGAACTTTTAATGTTTTTGGGGATATAGATGAACGATCAAATGATAGATGCGCTAGTCGATGAGTTAAAGCCTGAATTGCTGCCTGACATCATCGTCAATATCAGTGATTTGATTGGCTATAAAGCGACATTAAAACTGGTTGAAGCGTTTGGCGGTATCAAGTTTGCAATGCCAAGCGGTCAACGCGAAAGCAAGTACTTTGAGGCGCTTATCAATGCGGTCGGCAACGATGCTGCGCTGACGCTCACGAAAAACTATGGCGGTGAGCTGATCTATATCCCCTGCTGCCATGCTGCGTTTATCCAATTGCGTAATACAGAATTTAGACAAGCGGTGACGCTGGCGGTGGCTGGTGGCGAGGTGCAAACAGCGGTGATACATCGCTTGGCATCGCAATACGGCTTTACTGAGCGCTGGGCTTATAAGGTCTTGGCTGCTGAAGCTGCTATCTACCAGCTCGATTTATTTAACTAATTTTAACTCAATGAAATGGTGATGATGATGACTGCAATGACGAATAAAACAACGGCGAAGTTTTCTGGCGGATGGATAGCAACGCCTCTACCGACGCGTGACGACTACCGCGACGGTATGAATAAGCTGCGCGATCAAATCGACTGCCCTGTGCTGAGTCCTGACGACCAAGCCATGGCTGATGAGCTGCGCGGCTATGAATGGTCTGCTCAGACTCGCTTCGGCACGCCTGCCATGCCCAAGCCTGAGCGCCCAACTGTCGATGACTATCTCAAAAAGCAATATCAAGCAAACATGCTCGCTCGCTATCCAGAGTTTGAGGCGACGACTGAGACTGATATCGCAACGCTCCAGCATCAGATGAGTCAGATGTATGTCTTTAATATGATTGTCGTGATGCTGCTGGGATTGCTGCTGATATTGGGTGGCTGGATGCTGCTCATGATGCTTTGAGGGAGATGTGCCATGGCTAAGAAGCTACGTGCGGCGGCGGTGCAATTGCTTGATCTGCTAAAGCAAGCACCGGCATTTCCCTCTGATGTCGCCATCGAGCTAAACACGACAGAAGCGCTTGCGATTAAGCGGCTGCGTCTACTACAGAAAAAGGGGTTGATAACCCGACGCCGCTACTATCACGACACGATCAAAGAAAAATGGCTCTATTTATTACCAGAGCATCAATTGGAAGGATAAGGAGATGGCATCAGTACGACATAGCAAAATTGGTAGCGTTCGATCACGAAAGAACAAAGAGCGTTTAGAGGCTCTTACTCATTACACCAAAGTATGTAAATCGGTAGAGCAAAAATTGGTGGCTGGTTATGCAGTGACGCATGATGATTTTGAAGGTTGTAGTCATCAGCGCATCGGCGTCGTCATCAAAATGATTCGTGAAAACGGACACGACGTGCTCGGGCTAAGACGCGGCGATGTATATGTCGGTTGGTGCCTTGCATCGACTGTATTTGATAAAGAAGAGGATGAGTAATCATGCAAACCAAAGAGTATAAAGCTAACAACGATGCTGACTGGAAAGAAATGTGTCACGGTATCGAGTACGAAATTTTGGTACGTACGGTCGTAAGACTTGCCCCTAACTTGGTAGGCGAAATTATGGAGTCAGCTCAAGAGTTTATTGATGCGCAGTCTGATGCACATCGTCAGTCAGTCATGGAGCCTGTCCGCTTTACGACTGAAAGGTTGGTCAACCAAATTACGCGCCAAATGGTCGAAAATAAGGAAGTAGAAAATGCAAGCAAGAATTGAGGTGCTCAGCGAGGGCAGCTATGCCGATGCTTTCAAAGAAGGTATGAGCTGGCTATCAGATGTCGAAGATTATAAAGAAGTAACCATCAAAGTAACGCCACGCCCTAAATCAAACCAAAAAACAGTCGCTATTATCTACGAACGTAAGGAATCTAACCATGAGTAATCAAAATCAAGCCACTACGACCGCACCTGTTACGACTAAAGCTATACCCGCAGGCTTTGACCAAGCCATGATAAACAATCTGCCTGCTAATGCCACGGCGCCTGTCGTACCTGAAGGCTATATGCAAAACGCCAAAGGTCATCTAATCCCTACTGACAAGGTCAAGCCAGTCGATAAGCTGCGTGACGAGGAAGTACGCGGCATGATTAAGGTCGCCAAGATGCTGCGTGAGGATATGCAGCGTGCTAAGCGCCGTATCTTTGCCAGCTTTAACGACTTTGTCGCGCTGTCTGCCCAAGAGTATGAGGTGCAATTGGGCGGTAAAAAAGGCAATACCACACTTATCAGCTATGACGGTAAATTCAAAGTACAGCTCGCTGTCTCTGAAAACATCGTATTTGATGAGCGCCTACAAGTCGCCAAGCAGCTCATCGATGAATGTCTGACCGACTGGACAAAAGACAGCAATGACAATATCAAAGCCATTATCAATCAGGCATTCCAAGTCGATAAAGAAGGCAAAATCAGTACCCATCGCGTGCTCAGCCTACGCAGCTTAGATATGGATGACACGAAATGGGATCGCGCAATGGATGCCATCAGTGACGCTATCCAAGTGACTGACACCAAGGAATATATCAGATTCTATGAGCGTGATGAGCAAGGCGCTTATCATCAAATCTCACTTGATTTTAGTAACGTGTGAGGTGGGTATGAGTGTTTTAGGTGAGATGAATAGGTTGTCACGCAATCTATCAAAAGCTTTAACAAATCATTTGAATGAGCTTGCCAAGCCGCTTGATGAAAGGTTGAGACCTTTTGGTTATTCGGTGCGCTGGTTAGGTGATGATTACGTGCTGCTTGTTATAGAGCCGCAAGGGCTGCGCATTACGGGCTATTTTTTATTGGAGGATGAGTTAGACAGTATGATGAAGATGTCTAATGCGGACTTAATGAAATATTGCGATAGCTGGGTGAAATCATGAGCATAAAAACCGTTATCTTTGCGCCAAACCCCGCCGGTATCACCGCGATGGATATCGATACTGAAAAATGGGTCATCAAAAGTACCTGCGCCCATTTGACTGGCATCTATAACCGCGCCTGTCGGCTGTCTAAAGGCGGTAAACGCTTGGAATATCGCCAAGGCGATAAGTATCAAGAAGTGCCTGCCGACATCAAACAGATTGTGTGAGGGGGTTTTAATGACACATGAAGCGCTAGACCTTGATATGTACTGGCATGAACTAAAACGGCTTGGTACGGCACACGGTGAAAGCATTTGGGATAAAGAGTCTTGGTGTGAGCCATTTTATGAAGGCAAAACCGCTGCTGATGCTTTTTATGAAGAGTTTCCAGAGTATAAATCAAAGAAATAAGGCGGATATGATGAAACGACAACAGCATGACCCAAACGCAGCACCACGACGCATCAAAAGATATGTCAAAGTGCTAAACAGTCGCCTCAATGAACACGGCATCATCGTCCGCTTTGAGCGTGCAACCCGTCATATCATTATTTGTAGACCCGCTTCAAGACAAGGCGATTGTAGTGTCTATCTGAGTGAAGTCAGATACAAAAAGCTGATGCAATTAAAAAACGCAGATTTGGCCGCGTATCTTAAAGCTTGGCATCGTGAAAAAACCATCTATCAATTATCAGAAGCAACAAGGAAAGTATCATGAATAAGCAACAATTGATTAAGAAAATAACTAGCCAACGCGCTATTAATTTGCATTTTTATTTCGTGCTCATTTTATTATTAATAACAAAGTCCACTGAACGTTATGTTGTTTTTTTCTTTTTGGTTCTGTTTGTTTTTACACTTTCATTCGTAATGTTTCAATCAAGAAAAGGAGCGCATCGTGAATAAAAAGCGATTTACTAATAGAGCTTTTAGATTTTGTAATTCTTGTAGAAGTAAGCGACAACTGATCATTCAAGAGCGTGGAAACTTGAAGCTTGGTGTTTACAACTGTCCTAAATGCAAGGCTGATGCCATCAATAGCTATGTGCTTGTCGAGTATTACGATGGCGGCTGTCGAATTAAAGCTAAGAAAATGAAAGCATATGACCTATTTATCAAATCATAACTAACGTAATAAACAAAATCAAAAGGATAAACCCGTGAATAAGCAACAATTGATTAAGAAAATGGCGCAAGACGCTGGTATTACTCAAGTCGCTGCTAAAGCTGCCCTGCAATCGTTTGAGCATGGCGTCACTGAGGCATTAGCCAATGGCGAAATGGTAACGATGAAGGGTTTTGGGACTTTTAGAACAATCCAGCTAAAAGCGCGTCAAATAAACAACCCGCATACAGGGCGTAAGGCTGAGTTTCCTGCTAGAACGACCGTGCGGTTTAATATCGGCAAGGCTTTTAAAGAAGCTTTAAATTGATATTAAACTAGGTTTGCCCTGCAATAAAACTACAATCCAACCCGCTATCAGCACTCACTGATAGCGGGTTTTTTAATGCCTACCTGAACCGCATCATCTAACCGCTCTATCTCACCATCATCATAATGGGCTTACATCAATTATTGATATGAGATTGTGATGACAGTTAACACGCTACCCGATGACACCCAGTTTTTTGATTGGTTTCGCTCACAAGTGCCAGATCGCAAGCTGACACAATTGAATGTCGATGGCGCTAAAGAATTGCTTGAGCGCACGCCGCCTGACCGCCTTATGGCAGTACTCATTAGTATGGGCTTAGCGTCTTTTCCTGTGCTGCTTATCCCTCATAAGAACCCGCCAAAAGCCACGCGCAATGAGATTATCAGCGCTGCCAAGCGTATCAATGTTGACCCTGCTGCTATCAAGGCGCTCAATGATGTCGAGTCGCCAAAAGGTGGGTTTTATGCAGATGGTACACCCGTCATCTTATTTGAGCGTCACAAGTTTTATGACGCATTAACCGAACGCCATTGGTTTGCCAAACGCGATGAGATGGTCGAAAAATATCCTGATATCTGTAATAAAAGCAGCGGCGAGTATAACGTGCGACCGCAGTACGAAAAGCTTGAAATTGCAGCAACGCTGAACTGGGACGCCGCGCATGAGGCAGCATCATGGGGCTTTGGTCAGGTCATGGGCTTTAATTGGAAAAAGCTGGGTTATGAGTCAATCCGTGATTTTATTGAGCACATGTATACGTCAGAGGGCGCGCAGCTTGATGCGGTCTGTCGTTATATCAAAGTGATGGGGCTTGATGTTGCATTGCGTAAGCATGACTGGGCTGCGTTTGCTAAGGGTTATAACGGCAAAGACTATCAGCGCAATGACTACGATAACAAAATGTCTACTGCCTATGCCAAGGCTAAGCGTGAGGGTTGGTGATGAATCTGCTACTGGCACTCAATTACATCCGCGAAATCACCATCGCAGCACTGACTATAGCTGTTATCGCCCTCATTGGGTTATACGGTCAAAGCCGCGCTGACATTGAGCACTTAAAGACCGAGCACGCGCTACAACTGACGACAGCAAAAGCGGCTTATGAAGTACAAGCACGCAAACTGGAGCAACAACAGTATGACCAGACCATCACAGCAATTAACGATCATAAAAAGCGTGAAGCGGCTAATGCTAGCGCCATTGCTAGCGCTAATACTGCTAATGAGCGGCTGTCACAGACTATCGACCGACTCGCCGCCAATGCCGAAACCGACGCCAGCTATCGTGCTCAGTACGCCGCTACCACAGGACAGCTACTCAAAGAGTGTAGCGGATCAATTACAGCGCTGGCAAAAGCAGCTGATGGACACGTCAACGACATCAGACTCTTGCAAGACGCAAGATGATGGCGGTTGCAATGAGTGAGGCAAAAATGAAAATCAAACTCGTAGAAAACTGGCAGCAAGGCTGGAAATGGCTTAGTAATTGGGCGTTTGTATTGGTGGTATTTCTCGCTACTACGCCATTGCCACCTGAGCTGCTGATGCTGCTACCCGAAGAAAACCAAAAGCATGTGATCGCACTCGTCGCGGTTGCAGGGTTAATCCTACGCTTTGTCAGTCAATCAAAAAACAAGGAATGGTCATGAGTCTTGAAGATATAGCAATACAGATCATAGATTTGACCGATGAAGATTTTGTCACGATGGAAGCGGAATGCTTAAATCAAGCCAATTATCATCATCCGTTGAAGCCTGCGACTACCGCACAGATGCGCAAACTGGGGCAACACAATCTTAAGTCACTAAAGATGATGAAAGAGTTGCAATTACACATGGCTGAAGCTGAAAAAATGGAAGTCGAGCTGTAGCATGGACGATCTCATCGATAAAGCGAGCAAACAAGCGCAGCGCAATCTGGATGCAGCATTGGCAGCGGCGCGTCTTAAAACGCAAGCAATAACTGCTAATGATGTCATGGATTGCATCGAGTGCGACAAGCCTATCGGTGAGCAGCGCAAGCAATACATGCCATCAGCCACTCGCTGCATCCCTTGTCAAAACGAGCATGAAGCATGGGAGCGCAGACGATGACTGACACGTTAATTATGTTCATTATCAGCTCGGTATTTACAGTCGTCAGTGCCGTATTCTGGCGATGGGTCGCAAATATTAGCACAGCACGTCGCGAAGACCTTGCAAAGATTGAGGCGCTTAATACCGAGTTATCAGACCTTAAGTCAGAGGTGTACCGCAACTATCAAAGCAAGTCTGAGTCGCATCGTGATAATGGTCAAATCCTCGACATGCTGCGTGAAATTAAAAATGACGTCACGCGCTTGGGTGACAAAATGGATAAGAAGGCGGACAAGTAATATGCCAAACCAGCAACAGCACTTTAATAAGCAAGCCGCACCTATTGCAACCGATTCGCCAGACGAGGTTATCCAGCTACTGGGTGATATCAAAGCGCAAAATCAGACGATGATGCAGCAGTTTGACACGCTAGAGACCAATATCAGCAAACGCGCTACGATGGCGGGAGCGATGGCTGGGGCTTTTACCGGCGGCGTTGGTGGTACTGTCGTCAGCGTCGGCATAGAGCTTATCAAAGCTAAGTTTGGGGGCTAAGTATGGCGCACTCACAAGCGACGAAAGATGATCTACGCAAAAAATATATCTTTGATGGTCTGTCGCTAGCAATGGCTGCGGTCATGACCGAGGTGAGCTATCCAACGGCGCAGCGCTGGAAAAACGTCGCGGCTGATGCAGGTGATGATTGGGATAAAGTTAAAACTGCGCATAGCATGGCGGGTGGAGACTTGGAGGATATATCACGGCAGATATTGACTGACTTCATTATCCAGTTTAAAGCCACGATGGAGTCTATCAAAGCCGCTGATGATATCGGACCAGGACAACGTGTCGAGATGCTGACCAGCCTTGCCGACGCCTACAATAAAACTGTCGCCTCAAGTCGCAAGCTGCTACCTGAAACGTCCAAGCTCGCTATCGCGCTACAAGTGCTTGAGATGCTCGCTAAGTATATCCAAGAGCATAAGCCTGAGCTGCTGATTGAGTTTATGAGTGTGCTAGAGCCGTTTGGTCGATTGATTGAGAAGGAATTGAAGTGACCGACTTTGAAATCAAGTTGCTTGAGCGCCTAGAGGTTATCAGCCGCAAGCTGTCATGGGCTTGTCTCTGGTTATTTATCATTATGCTAACGACGTGTGCGAGATAAAATGAAAAACAAAGAGTTTGCTGATCGTCTCAAGGATATTGCCCGTGCGCTGCAAGCGGATATCGATGCGCATTGCAATGACTGGGACAATGATCCCGCTGTCATCAAAGAGCGCATCGCCAAAGTCAATGACAAGGTGACGGGCTTTGAGTACTTTGTGACGCATTATTTTCCGCACTATACGCGAAACCCAGACCAATCCTACTTGCATAAATACCTGTTTGCTCGCTTACCGCAAATATTATCGTCTGAGCGCTCAGAGCTTGATGCTTTGGCTGCGCCGCGTGGTGAAGCTAAATCAACCATCGTGACCCGCTTGTTTGCTTTGTATTGTGTCGTCACCAATCAGAAAAACTACATTGCCATTATCAGTGACAGCCTTGACCAGTCCGCTGAATTTTTGCAAGCCATCAAGACTGAACTTGAAGTCAATCCGCGCATCAAAACCGACTTTCCAAAGGTGCATGGTGCCGGTCGTATTTGGCAGTCTTACACCATCCATACGGCAAACAGCATCAAGATACAGTGTGCCGGTGCACGTAAAAAGATGCGTGGTTGGGTTTATGGTGCGTATCGTCCCGACCTTGTGCTGCTCGATGACCTAGAAAACGATGAGAACGTCGAAAGCCCAGAGCAGCGTGACAAGCTGTATAAGTGGCTATTACGCACGCCTCTAAAGCTTGCTGCTGCTGGCGAAAAGATGGATGTCGTGTATATCGGTACGATACTGCATCACGATAGCGTGCTCAATCGCATACTGAAGAACAAAGGTTGGACGACGCGGGTATTCAAAGCGCTGCTTGAGTGGCCTGACAATATGGCGCTGTGGGATGAATGGGAAGCCATTTATCACGATGAAGGCGAAGCTGCTGCCGTCGCGTTTTATCAAAAACATAAGCGCAAGATGGATAAGGGTGCCAAAGTATCTTGGGCAGCAAGACCACTGCTTGCTCTCATGATTATCCGTACTCGTGATGGTCATGGCAACTTTGACAGCGAGCTACAGAACGACCCTGCTGCGGGTGAAGATTCGCCATTTAGCGACTCTATCAACTACTGGCGTGAGTTGCCTGCTGGACTTATTTACTTTGCCGCGCTCGATCCGTCGCTTGGTAAAAAGGGTGCTAAACGTAAGCGTGGCGACCCGTCAGCCATCATCATCGGTGGCTATGACCGACTGCACGGCATCCTGTATATCGTACTGGCAGACATCCAAAGGCGCACCCCTGACAAGATCATATCAGACGTCATCCGCTACCAAAAAGAATATAACTGTCTTGGCTGGGCGGTTGAAGCGGTGCAGTTTCAAGAGTTTTTGCGCACAGAGATTGTCAAACGATCCGCCGCTGCTGGTGTCCATGTGCCTGCTATTGCCGTCCATCCGCATAACGATAAGATACTACGCATCACCGCATTGCAACCACACATGGAAAACGAGTTGCTGCTATTGCATCACAAGCAAAAGACGCTGATTGCACATTTTACCCATTTCCCCAAACACGAAAACGACGACGGCCCTGATGGGACTGAAATGGTCTGGAAGCTTGCGACCAGCTTTGCCCGTGCGAGTAATGCGCCAGTACAAGCGTATGACGTACCCCAGCCAAGCCTGTACCACAATTAGCGATAAGGATAAATTATGTTTGGCATAAAACCCAAAAAGCAAAAGGTTGACCAAAAGACGCTTTATGTCGCTTTTGATACTGCGCTTGAAAGCAGCGACGCTGTCAGTGCCGACGTACTACTACAAGAGACCGGCAAGACCCGTCAAGAGCTGCTCGATGCGGTCATGGCAGACGATGAGGTCATCAGCTGCCGTGAGGATATCGAAGGCGCTATCAGTGCCGCCGCATGGCGAATTTGGGGCGAAGACGTCAATGAAGATGTGGTCAATAGGCTTTATCGCATCATACGCCGCTTGCATAATGACTTTGCCGCGCTTGCTATCCTTGCCAAGTTTAACGGTTATGCCGTCGCTGAATACGTGTTTAAAAAAGAGCCTGACGGATTTTTGACACTGCACAGTCTATTGTCCAAAGATGGCGAGCTGGATAATTACACGCCCATGCGTGATGGATCGATGCAGCTCAAAACCGAAGAAGATAGCATTGAGATCAATCAAATTATTAAGTATCTGGTACTGACTAGCAAGGCCGTTCCCGCGCGCCCTGCTGGTGAGCTGATGATTGTCCGTGCCTATCCTGCCGTGGCGCTGCGTCGCCGTGAGTGGGCGTATGCTGGGCAGTTTATCGCGCGTTACTCTCAGCCCTATGTCGTCGGCACACAAGGCGCTGATGGCGTCTTTGGCACAACGCTTGGCGATTTTACCAGTAAGATATTTAGCTTTATCAATGGTGGCGCTGCCGGTATCGGTAAAGAAGACAAGATCGAGATGCACCAGCTGTCAGGTGATGGCTCAGCGTTTGAATTATTTGAGCGCCTTGCCAATAGACGTATCCAAAAGCTGCTATTAGGCCGCGTTAAGACCAGCGAGCTATCAGCAGGCAGTCGAGCGGCTCAAGAGACCGATGATGAGGCACGCCAAGACCGCGTGATGTCATATCTTGGGCTGATGACCCGTGGTATACAGCACGCCATCGATGCCATTATCGCGGTCAATCAAGCGTGGGGTCTGCCGATTAATGCCCCGCAAGGCATTTGGTTTGAATATCCTATCGTCAAAAAATTCAGCAAAGATGAGGCAGAGATTGACGCGAAATACGTCAGCACGGGTCAAGTAAGGCTGACTAAACAGCGACTACTCAATGTCGGCTACGAAGAGTCTGAGTTTGAGATTATCGATAATGCGGTACCAGTACTGACACCCGTACCGACGACGCAGCAAATCCTTGACCAGCTCTCACTGCAATACAAGCTTTCGCAGAATTTGCCAACGATCATCACAGACCCTGCAACTGCCGACGATATCGAGCAAGAGCGTCAGCTCATGCAGCCCAAGATTGATGCGATGCAAGCACTGGTAGACGACTGCAAAGATTACAGCGAGTTTGAGCGAAAACTATCTGAGCTGCAACTACCCGATGACGGGGTCGTCGCTGACCTTGCTGATGCACTGACCGCGACATTTATCAATGCTTTGGTCGATGAAAAAGCCGATAAGGATAACAAAGATGCCTGATGCCTATACTGATGCCAACTTTGATATCTTGCTAAACAAAGAAGCCATCGCTGCGTTCAACGCCAAGATGATCGGCTCAAGCTTTAGTTATCTGGATGTGCTCGCTCATGAGCACGCTGTCGCCTTTACCGTCGCCAAGATGATGGATGCTGATATGCTGTCTGAAACCAAGGACGCTATCAGCGCGGCACTAGAAAATGGCACAGACTTTCGTGACTTTCAAAAGCGCCTAAAGCCGTATCTGATGTCAAAGGGCTGGTGGGGTGAACAAGTCATGAGCGACCCTATCGATGGCTCAATCCAAAAAGTACAGCTGGGCAGTACGCGCAGACTGCGCACAATATATCAGACCAACCTACACACGGCTTATGCTGCCGGTCAATGGGAACGTATCCAGCAGTCCAAAGACGCACTGCCATACCTGCAATATATGCCGTCACTTGCCACTCGTAAGCGCGATGACCATAAGCAGTACTACGGCATCATCAGACCTATCGACGACCCAATCTGGCAGCAGATACTACCGCCCAATGGCTATGGCTGTCTGTGCTGGGTCAAGCAACTCACGCGCAAGCAAGCGGAACGCGCAGGCGGTGTGACCGAAGATAAAGACGTCGAGTATGAAGAGGTTGAAAACCCACGCACTGGTGAGAAGGAGCAAGTGCCGACTGGTATTAGCCTGAGCTTTGCACATAATCACGCTAATCGATTAGGCTCGCTACTGAACATCGCTGAAGAGAAGCACGGGCGCGACTTTCGAGCGCAGCTCATACCACAGCTCGCGGATTATATGCAGCGGCTGCTAGAGGCTGGACTGGTCGATATGATAAAAGATGATCCGAGGTTTGCAGCGACGTTGCCAGAGTAATACAGATGGTTTATATTGGACTGAATGAAATAAGTTAAGAGTGCATGGTTATGGTTAAGGCGCAATTAAAATCTAAAGAGCTTGAGCGTTGGCATTCATCAAAAGACATGTACATGATGAGTTATGACAATATACTTGACGAAGTGTTAGAGGTGCTCAATGGCTTTGTTGATTCAAGAAATAAAAGCCCATCACTAATTACTATTAACCAAGATTTTGAAAATACACTGAATTGTCATCATCAGCTTTATAGCTTCACAAGTGATTTTAACCCTAAGCATAAACCCAAAACAATTTTGAGTGTGCCACTGAAATTTAAACGTAATCCTGACTATGATTATGTGGCTGAATAGTAAAACCTAACCAAAACCCAAAATCCCGCCCTAAAAAGTGGGTTTTTTTGTGCCTGTTATTTATGTACCTCTTACTTGCCATTGCAATAGCGTTTAACACCCGTTTAATCGCTCGACTGTGACGCGCATACGCCAATGTCCTACCCTTATGTGAATCTATCTGTTATGACCGCTTAAATCGCAAATAACAGCCGTTTGTATTTTATACCTAACTACCTGAACCGCATCATCTAACCATATCTAATGCCGCTCATCATAATGAGACTTTATCGACACTCTTTATTTTACGTTGTCGTGATTTTACTCATTAGCTGGACGTCATTATGCCAAAAGACCACAAAAAGCCAAATATCTATCTGCTCTCTGAAGTCAATGTCGCTGATGCCCCTGCTGATGCCGACAAGTCGTTGCCGCGCAAGTTTAGTGGTGTCGCAAACTCTGGCAAGCCGTTTAATCACTATGGCGAAATGGTCGTCGTTGATTTAACGGATATCCAATACAAGTCAAACGTACCCGCGTTATTGCTGCATGACCGCGCCCAACGTGCGGGATTTGGTACGCTCAGCGTCACTAACAATCAATTGCTGATCGATGGCACGTTACTCGACAACCAGTTCGGCCGCGAAGTCGCTGAAGAGTCAGATGCTGGATTCCCTTGGCAGATGTCAGCGCACATCAATGCCAACAGCATTCATGAGCTGGGTCAAAACGAGACCGCAACGGTCAATGGTCAAACCGTTACTGGCCCGATGGTCATCCTAAAAAATTGCAGTGTCTCTGAAATCTCGTTTACCCCAACTGGCGTAGACAACGAAACCTCTGCTGTCGCGCTTGGCGATGACGGCACTACCCAAACAACCAACTCTCAACCCAATACGCAAAAGGACACCACCATGACTCCTGAAGAAATCGCAGCACTACAAAAGCTTGCCGCTGAACAGGCGGAAGAGATCAAAACGCTCAAAGAAGAAAAAGCCGAGCTTGAGAAAGAAAAAGCCGAAGCGGAAGCCGAAGCAAAAGCCGCTGCCATCGATGCTCAATTGTCACAAGCAGGCTTTACCAAAACTGAAGACGGCAAAGCGTGGAACGGTGTAGGTACGGCGACGGTCAATATGCTGTTGTCTGCCAGTCCTGAAGATGCCAAAGCGATGATCGGTGATCTGCGTGCGCCAAATACGCAAGACAATGTGCCTGATTACTTGCTTGGTGAGCAGCACAAGCCTACGGGTAATGGTCAAGGCCGTCAGCTGTCTAGCAATCCGATGCTGGCCAATGCTGAAGCGCGCGCCGCCGAGGCAAAAAACTATATCTAATTAACGCATGGCAGGCGCTGGCAAACGTCCAGCGTCTTTGATGGCTTAAACGATTAATCACTTAAACAGCAAATTTATCGAACCCTATTTATCGAACCCTAGGAGCACCTCATGCCCAATGAACATTACGTCACGATTGGCGATATCTTAAAGAGTGAAGCGGATCGCAGCAATCGTATTGCTGTCCCTGCCGCTGCCGGTACCAAGACTGGTGCGCTGGTCAAACATACCGAGCGTAACGAATATCTGTTTGCGTTGACCGACGAAACCAACGGCGAAGTACTGGTACAACCGCATAACTGCACTGTGTTTTTGGGCAGTATTCCACAAGCCACTATTGATTCGGTGTTTACCGACGTAGAAGGCTTAGTGCCATTAACAGTCGCCACGCTCAAGACACAAGGCGACTTGTACGGCATTAAGTATGTCGGCACGCCAATGGCTACTGTTTAAAAGCCCTTTAACGCAATACTAAAACTGATTTAAATCCCATTTAACGCAAGTCAAATTTAGGAATTATTATGCCTTTATCCAATAACAGTGAGTATGGCGTTGTGCCTATGACCGAGGCAATTAACAAGTTGCCTGCCAATCCCACCATTATCCGCGAGCTTGGACTATTCAAGCCGCAGTACGAAACCACGACCTCTGTCGCTGTGGAATCCAAAAACGGTGTGTTGTCACTGGTCAGTGCTGTGCCTCGTGGTACGCCTGGTGATCCTGTGGCAACCAAGCTTGGCAATCGTCAAGTCTTTGAGATGTTGCATCTGCCTAAGAGTGATATCGTCCGCGCTGACGATGTGCAAAACGTGCGCACCTTTGGTGGTGGTAACAAAGCGCAAACGGTCGCTGAAAAGGTCAACGACAAGCTTGCAGATATGAAGTCTGACATCGAATACACCCGCGAGCATCTCATGCTTGGTGCGCTATCAGGCAAGATTTTGAACGCTAATGGCGATCCCATTATTGATATCTATGATCGCTTTGGGTTAACTCGTCAATCCATCAACTGGAACTTATCGGCGACCAATGGCAATGTTGGGTCAATGATTGATTCAGCGGTACGAAATTTAAGCAAAAAGCGTGGCGGTGAGCCAGTCAATGGCTGGATCGTGCTGTGCTCTCCAACGTTTATGGATGCGGTTATTTACCATAAGACCGTTACCGCTATCTATGAGCGTTACCAAGAAGGCTCTGCCTATCGTAGCGGCGATACTAGCGTCGGCTTTGAGCATAAAAAATTGAAGTTTATTAACTACGATCATGTGTTTGACTCGGGTCTGCAAATCACAGAAGGCGAAGCGATTATTTTGCCAGCCGGTACCAAGAACACGTTTAAAGAGTTCTTTGCCCCTGCGGATATGTCGTCCACGGTCAACACCAAGGCGCTACCGTACTATGCCAGTCGTGAAAAGCTCGACCATGACAAAGGATGGAGTCTTGAGGCGCAATCTAACCCATTGCCATTGTTGCTACGTCCTGAGCTGGTCGCTACGCTAAAAATGACCTAATCACTTAGCTTAAACCCCTTGACTGGCAATGCTGGTCAAGAACGTTTTACCCAAATAATTACACAAGGTAAAGACCATGAGTGATGATAAACCAAAAGTTAAAGGTTATCGCCAGCTAACAGATGCTGAGATTGCTGCTATCAATAAAGTCAAAGCTAAGGCTGAAGAAGTTGGCGAATTGGTTGAGCAGCTACAGATGTCTGGCGGATTAGACCAACGTGCAATTAATATCGGCAAAACTGAGCTGCAAACTGGCTTTATGTGGTTGACACGCGGTATTGCCCAGCCTGACAGTTTTTAGGACTGACCATGATTACATTACAAGACCTAATCGACCGCTTTGGTGAGACCGAGCTGGCAAAGCTGACAGACAGAGTGAGCTACCAAGTCATTGACGTTGCTGTGATTGACCGCGCTATCTCTGACGCTGAAGGCGAAGTCGCAACGTACTTGCGGTCAGCAGGTCTTGTCGGTATCGATACACTGGGTAACGTCATCTATTTGAAAGCGCCCAAAGTGCCTGATGCGTTGGTACTAAAGACTTGCGATGTCGCTCGCTATTATCTTTATGAAAATGGCACGACTGAGATCGTTGAAAAGCGCTATGACGATGCAATCAAGTGGCTCGACAAAGTCAAAAAAGACCCAACGATGCTGACTGGTCCTATCACTGAGCAGCCTAATGCTAGCGGTGGTATCAGCGTCATACCCAATACCGTTCCTAGTATTTATCAGGACTGATTATGCAAATCAATGTCGATAGTCAACTGCCAGAACTACGTGACAAGGTTGGCGAGATTTATCTTAAGCTGAATGGCGACTTAACACCGCTTATGCGTGGCGTCGCTGCCGTTATTGAAAATAGCACGCGTGACAGATTCCGCACCAAGACCGCACCCGATGGCAGTACGTGGGCAGACCTAAAACCGTCTACGCTCAAAGCCAAAAAAGGTCGCGGCAGCAAGATGGTTGAGTATGGCGACTTGATGCGTTCTATCACCAGCTACGCCAACAGTACGTCGGCAGCAGTCGGTACAGATAGACCGTACGCCAAGTATCACCAGACTGGCACCAAAAACAGCGACGGCTCTGAACGTATGGAAGCCCGTCCAATATTTGGTATCTCTGCTGAGGATCGTACCGATGTGCTGGACTTAATGAACGACTTTATGGCAGGAGCAGTCAATGGCTAATGTACCGGCATGGAATGACAACGCCTTGGCGTGCTATCCGTATTTGCTCGCACATCTTAAAAAAATCCCGCAAGTCAAGATTGTCGAAGAGGCGGCGGAATTTGTGGAGATTAGCGGCACTGAACGTAAAAAAGTACCACTCGATGGCGCGGTTTACTTGGTGTTAGACGGTTATACGCCCACCACCAGCAACGCTAATAGCCGTGAGCAGCTAGTAGTAATTGGCTTTAGCGTGATACTGACCAAGCAGCACATCGCACCCAATACGAACACTGATGATGTCGGCAAGACGCTAACGGCAATATCAAAAGCGCTGCAAGGCTTTGATCCAAGCGATGAACAAGGTCGTGCGTTAGTTACTGAGCCTTTTAGCTCTCAGCCTGCATTGCCCATCCAATACGAAAAGGGTTTTGCCTTTTTTCCGCTGCGCTTCACTGCTGAAGTAGCAATCTTATCTGACAATTAATAAGGATTTACCATGCTCAAACAATATCTAAAACCTATGCTGGCGACTTTACTTATAGGATTAGCGACAGGCGTAAAAAACTGTTTTCAATCGCCACTCACTGTAAATAAAGATGAACATATTACGTATTCATTTAGCACACTGGACTTTCGCGCACCTTGGTTTCTAATTGGGCATAACGCACGCAATAACCGTCGCACTAAAAGCAAAAAGTAACTTTAACTCTTTATCAATCAAACGTTAAGCAAGTATTAAACAATATTTAAACGACAAGGAATAAGACCATGGCACAACGAGGTAAGAAGTATAGCGGCGACTTGTACGCTCGCAAATGGGGCACAGCTGATGGATTTATCATGGTTGGTAACGTCACTGAGCTATCGACCAGTAAAGAGTCAGACAGCGACCAGCTCACTAGTACAGGTCGTGGCGAATATGGCGAAGTGTTAGAAAATGAAAGCATCGCTGGTGCTACCGAGCTGGCTATCAAGTTCAATACTTTTGATAAGCACGCGATGGCGCGAGTCATGATGGGTGAAGCTGTCGATCTATCGACGACGCCTGTCACTATCACTAGTGAGCCGCTGGTCGTGGGACTCAACTGGCTAAAGCTTGCACATCGTGATATCGATACTTTGATTTTGACTGATGATGACGGTGTGACTGTGATTGATGCTGACACTTATGAGCTTAATCCGCGCTTGGGCATGATCCGCTTTAAAGACACGGCTACTCCAGTCGTTGGTACGACCATTACTTATAGTGGCTCAACTAAAGGGTCTGCTGGCTATCAAATCGATGCCAATACGTTGACCTCATTACCGCTTGAGATGTACTTAGATGGTCGCGACCGCATCAGCGGTGAGGATGGTATCTTGGACTTGCCGCACGGCGATTTGTCTAGTGATAGCGATATCAATTGGTTTAGCGATGACTGGTGGGAAGGTGGTTTATCAGGCCCTCTCATCAAAGACCCAGGCAAGCCAACGATGCGCTTTACTGAGTACAAGACCGCACCGTAAGTCTGATAGCTATATGAGTTAAGCATTATCCAAAGAGCAGTAGACAAATTTTGTTTACTGCTCTTTTTTGGGTTATGATGCGCCATTACTTTACTAATTACTTTGAGGGCTTGGCTTATGAAGGGTCAGAAGGGTTTTACAGCAATTCACGTTGTATTTTTATTGATAATACTGGGCGCGATTGCGACAGGTTATGTCTTTTACCAAAAAAGCGAAGAGAAGAAATATAACGCCGAGAGCTATACGCAGCTAGAAAACTTGGCGATGAAGTTTGAAGATAAAATCAATATTGCTGAAAGCACACCACGCATTGGCTTGGGTGCTGCACTTAATGATCTAGCAACTATCAAGTCAGAAGTATCAGCGCTGCAAGTCTCTGACTGCTTAGCGCCTGCAAAAGCATCGCTGTCTGATTATGTGACCGCTAGACTTGGTTTCATGTCAGACTTTGCGGCAGATAAGATAGATGAAAACGACCCAGAGTCATATCGCCATTATGTGGAAAATGCGCAAACAAGCCAAGCTGAGTATGAAGTAAGCATGCAAGAGTGTCAGACGAACTAGACTAACTACCTGAACCGCATCATCTAACCACAAGCCACTCAAACCACCACAATAACCCTATCATTTGATGGGGTTTTTTTTGTGGCGCAAAACTTTGAAACAGAACTCTTAATAAAAGCTGGTGTCCAAGGGTTGGAGACCATCGCCAAACTCGCTTCTGAGATTGAAGCTGCTGGACTAGACGTGTCAAAGCTCAGCGAAGAAGGTCTGGCGCTTAATAAAACTTTTAACGAGATTGACCAAAAACAAGGGTTGATTGATTTATTTCGCACTCAAAAGCTGGCCGTCGTCGAAGCATCGGCTGCTTGGCAGGAAGCGCAAGAAAGCACCAAAACGTTGGCACAAGAATGGCAGGCTGCTGCTGCAAAAGCTGATGAGCTAAAAGCCTCAATGGAAGCGTCTGATGAAGTCACCAAGGCTCAAAAAGACGAATACAAAGCCGCCACCAAAGAAGTGGAAAACTACGCCAAGGCTCATGAGCAGTCTGTTAAGGCAGCAGGAAAGCTCAAAGATGAACACACATCACTAAATACCGAACTAAGCGCCACCCGTCAAGCGATGGCAGATACGGGTCTGTCAACGACCGATCTAGCCGCTCAATCAGCCGAGTTGTCAGAGCAAAGCGCTGCGGCGACTGAAGCTCTCGCCGAACTCAATGCTGAAGCAGAAACTTTAAGTGAAATTGCTAAAGCCAGGATCATACTTGGTATCGAAACCGATGATGCGGCATTGGCGAAAATCGAAGAGATTAACGCAGCATACGAGCTGCTGCGTGATAGCGGTACGTTGACAAGTGAAGAGTTGGCAGCTGCAACAGCTGCTCATGCTGAGAGCGTACAAGAACTAGAAGATAGTCTTGCAGGAGCCACTGACGAAACGACTGACTTTGCCACTGAGCTTGGCAAGGTTACTGCTGCTGCGGGCGGTTTGGCGGTCGTTGCTGCTGCTGCCATGGAGTTTGAGTCAGCGATGGCTGGCGTCAAAAAAACCGTCGAGGGTTCGCCAGAGCAGTTCCAAGCGCTTTCTAGTGAGATTAAGCAGCTATCGATTGAGCTTGGTTTGAGTAGCGAAGCGGTCGCAGAGATTGCAGCGCAAGGTGGTCAGCTAGGCATTCCTATTGAGCAGCTCGGTGAATTTACGACCATGGCTGGCAAAATGTCCATTGCCTTTGGTATCTCTGCTGATGACGCTGCTGAGTCTGCCGCACAGCTTGCCAACGTCTTTGGTATATCGATGCAGGATGTCGAAGCGCTTGGCGACGCGATCAATACGTTGGGTAATAATACCGCTGCGACTGAGCCTGACATCATTAATTCAATGATTCGCATCGGTGGTACCGCCAAGCAGTTTGGACTCGCTGAAGAGCAAGCAGCCGCCTTAAGTGCCGCATTTATCGCATTGGGTAAAACACCCGAAGTCGCTGCTACTGCGGTCAATGGCTTATTAACCAAGCTACAAACGGCACAAGTACAAGGTAAGGGCTTTCAAGAGGCGCTTGATGGTATCGGGCTGTCATCTGAACAACTAGCAAAAGACATCAATGCCAATCCGCAAGAAGCACTATCCAATTTCTTAGAGACGCTAAGCACGCTTGACGATCAACAGCGCTCTATTGCTACCTTCAAATTGTTCGGTCAAGAATATGCTGATGATGTCAATCTATTGGTCGGCAGTTTAGGTACGTACAACGATGCGCTGGGTCTGACTGCGGACAAAAACAAAACCGCTGGCGCAATGCAGACCGAGTTTGAAGCTCAAATGTCAACGTCTGAAGCTGCCACAGCGCGTGCCGAGGCAGCGCTTGCGGCGCTTACCCAAACATTGGGTCAGTCATTGCTGCCAATTATCAGCGCTACCGCAAATGGTGTTGCAGGTGTTGCAGGTGCGATTAACGGCTTTGCTGAAAGCTTCCCGATGCTCACACAGGCAATCGTATTAGTAGCTGGCGCTAATGTGGCTATGATAGCGCTAAAAAGCTCAATAGCTTTAGCGGGTGCGGCTGGTCTAACTGCTGGCGCTAGTATTGGTCGAGGTATGGCTGTTGCTACTACGTCATTCTTGAGCGCTGATCTAGCTGCTGGCAAGCTATCTGCCAGAATGGTTAGCTTAGGCGGTCTATTCGCCGTCGCTGCTGGTTGGACAATCGGGCATACTTTTGGTACTGCCTTAAGAGAGAATATCCCAGCAGTACGCTCGTTTGGTGATGAGTTGGGACGTGGTATTGCTTATCTTGATGCGATGGTCACTGACCGCTCGTTTGATGATGTACGCAATAACTTTGAGACCAGTGCTGAGTCTGCTGCCCGCTTAGCTGAAGCGCAAAAAAACGTTATCCAAACGGCTGATGAGCTGGTCACTGCTGAAGAGCAAGCTGCTAGTGCTGCGCTAGAGCAAGCCGAAGCTAACCGCCAGTTGGTCAATGAAATACTGATTACTGAGGCAAACGTCAAGCAGATGACGAGTGCTCTCACTGAAATGGCAGTGAATGGCGAGGCAAATAGTACCGCTTATAAAAACCTATCTAACGATCTAATAGAGACAAAAACTCGCTTAGAAGCGATGCATCTGGAAGCAAAAGCAAACAATCTTGGCGAGTTGCTAAAGTCTGACTTAGATCAAGCGTCTGAAGCTTTTAAAGCTTTAGGTCTGGACGCGCAAGAGTTTGCAACGGGTCTGAGTAGCAAGACGACGACTGCGCTAGCAGCATTTAGCGAAGTCGCCAAGCTGGCAGGCAATGACACAACCATGCTTGCCCGGGCTTATAGCGCGACATCAGAGCAAGTCGGCAACAACGTACAAGTCCAAGCCATGCTTGAGAAGCAATTGCTTGCATCGGTCAACGGTAACAGTCAGTTGGCCGCCGAGGTCAAGCGTGTCGCCATCGAGCAGCGTAACGCCAAAAGCGCCGCAGATGAGCAAGCTGCTGCACTGTCACGCCTTGGCATCAGTATGGACGCCATTAATAACAAGATGAGCGGCTCTGGTCTTGAGATGGTCGCCACGCTCAGAAGCGGTGTCGCGGCTATCAAAGAGCAAGCCACCAGTGCTGATGCTCTAAAAGTCGCGCTAACGCAAGCGCTAGATACATCGATAGCAGCGGCTAAAACCAAGGCTGACTTTGAAGCTATTAATCAGACGCTAAGAGATGCGGGTGTCGCAGGCAAAGTCAATGCTGACCAAATGAAAATCCTACAAGCTGGTATGCAAGGCGGCGCGGATGCTGCCAGCGCTGCTGCTACTGCAATTGCTAATCAATCAAAAGCGCTCACTGATAACACCATTGCAAACACTTACAACAGCGATGCTCACAGAGCCAATGCTGATGCCAAAAAACAAGCAGCTGATGCTGCCGATAAAGCCGCCGCTGCTACTGCTATGTCTACCCAAAACGAAAGCGCTAGCCTTGCTGTAATGCAGCAAATGACCGCCGAAATCAAAGGCAAGATTGGCGCGTTGGAGGCAATGGGCGCAACCACCGAACAGACTGATGCTGCTTGGGGTCGTTTTATGGATAGCGTCGGTATTTTTGAAGGTCAAAGGTTTTTAGGTATTCAGGATTTCGCAAACAATATGCAGCGCGTTGATGACGCCGTTACCGCGCAAGCGGCTAGTTTTGAGAAGGCAAAAAACCGCGCAGAGGAAATGACTCAAGCATTGAACGGCACCTCTGTTACTAGCCGAGACCTTGCGGATGCTCAACACGCGCTACGCCAAGCAACTGACGCTAACGTCCAAGGGCTTATCCGTATGGATCAGTCTACACTCGACAATCTAAAAAATGCTATCGATCAAACCAAAGACAAAATGAAAGACTTGGCTGAAGAAGCCAAAGACACAGCTCGACAGCTTGAGGCCGAGCTGGCAAAAATCCGTGGCGACGACAGCAAAGCGCTTGAGATTGAGCAAACTAAAGACCTCAAAAAGCTGGAAGACTTGCTGAGCGAGGCTCGTAAACGCGGCAATGCTGAAGAAATTAAGTACTACAACGAAGCATTGAATTTGCAAAAAGAAATCAACAAAGAAGAGCGCAAAGCCGCTGCCCGTGCTGAAGAAGAAAAACGGGCGCGTGAAGCCGAGAAGCAAAGTAGCTCAACATCCACCCCGCAATCATCTACCCGTCAATCTAGTAGCAGCACACCAAGCAGTGCGGGCAGCAATACCAACGCCGTCGAAATCGTAGATGCTTTGGATGCACGCATCAAACGCGAACGTGATGAGGCTGCAGAATTGGCAGTTGAGCAAATAATGAAACAACTAAAAGACGAGGCTAAGAGACGATCATGACTTGGACACTATCCCGCAATGATAAGCAAGCCTCTCTATCGCTGCACGCGCAGTACTACTGGTCAGACGAGTACGAGTGGTCGCCCATCAAGCAGTCTGAGCCAGTATTTACGCTTAGCGGTGCTGTCGATATCCAGCAAGGCACAATGCTTGCTGGTCGCCCGATTACGCTAGACAGCACTTATGCACGCTTGCATCGCGCTGATGTGCAGCTACTACAAGGCTGGGCGTCGGTGCCAGAGTTGACAATGACGCTCACACACCCTGACGGGCGCACGTTTGACGTCATGTTTGCTGCAACCGCATTGACCGATATTGTCGATATCAAAGGCTATCGACCGGCTGACCAGTCACCCGATGACACGTTTACTGCGAATATCAATTTACTGACCGTTTAAAACACGATTAATACCCTATTAAAAGCAGCTCAAAGGATTATTAAATGGCAACTCCAGAAACCAAGATTAACCGCAGCGACCTGCAATTCTTTCCGTCTGAACGCCTCACGGATAATGATGACGGCGGCGGTATGCCATTGGGCACACCTATCAGCGGTGAGGCTAACGAGCTGTTTAACCCTATCTCATCTATCGCTCGCGTAAACGGCGCGTTCCATCTACGCCTTGTCTATGCTGGCGTACAGCGTGCAGATGACGAGCCGCTGATTGGCTCGTTTACAGCTATTACTAAGCCGCCCTCTGATCCTACTGTCAGTTATCTATTGTCACGCGCCACTAAGTTTGGTGAGCTGCGTCATGAATCGCTTGACCGTATTGAGGCATATAACGTGGCAGACATTGAGTCACGGATGCTGCTGCTGTCAACACAGAGTAAAAACAGTCGATTGGTACAAGCGTATCAGCGCGTTGGTGAGCCATTGCCGGTCGTCGGCGATGTCTACTGCTTACGCCAAGAAAAGGCGGGATTCCCTAAAGTTGAGCAGTATATACAAGTTACTCGCGTTACCAGTGAAGATCGTACGTTTGTCACTCAGTCCAGCGGTAATACTAAAGAATTTACGCGTACTGTGGTTAAGATGGAAATCAGCGGTAAGCTTGAGGCTGACTTTGTTGGTAGTGATTATCCAGCGGAAGGTTATATTGATAACCCGTGCAAAATCCGCGAAGTGTCTGTCGCTGATGCAGCGCAGTACTACGGCATCAAGCCGCTTGCTGCCCCCATCACCAAAGATGAGATCACACTACAAATCCCCGACTTAATGGAAAAAATTGTACCGACCAATCAGGTTGAAGTTCGGCTTAGCGACCTCACGGCTGCCGGTCAACGTCAAACGCTGCTTGATGGCAGTAAGACGGGCGCTGATGGCGTTATCAAGCTACAAGTAGCCAAGTCGCACAGCACGGGGTCAACGACCTCACTATATACGGGTAACGCTATTACGCCAGGCAGTCTGGTCATCGATACTGCCGCAGGTCAAATCAAAGACAAGGGCGCTGCACTCATGCTGGGTGAGGTTGTGGTGGGTAATGTTAATCAAGCCGCTGGCGAAATTACGATTAACGGCACGAGCTTTAGTGGTTATATTACGTCGCTAGACTTTCGACCCGCTGGTCGTGAGCTGCAAGTTGGTGATACTGCAAGCACACCGGTCACGATTAATAATCGCTCTTATATTTGGGGTCGCAATATCAATCCGCCACCCGCAGCGGGTAGTTTGCTCGTCAGTTATCGCGCACAAGGTCGCTGGTATGACTTGCGCGATAGCGGTGACGGCGTACTACGCGGTGCGTCAGCGGCACATGGTTCTGGCAGCATTAACTTTGTGACTGGCAGCGTCGAGATTAGCACCGGTGAGCTGCCAGATGTTGGCTCGTCAATACTATACACATGGGGTGGACGTGCTCGCTACTTTAATCGTGCTGACCAAGTGCCAAGCGCTAAGATGCTATTGAGGCTTATTCAACCTGCGGTGGCGGCTTCTTTATCGCTGAAATGGAATGACGGCACAGCAAAGACGGCAGTCAGTGATGCGCGTGGCAACATTACAGGCGACTGGACAGGCAAGTTTACTCCTAGGGCGTTTGAGATACGCATTGATACGGGTGCTAATTTTAATCATCCAGCGGGTGCGCTTGATATCACGGTGCAGTACAGTACAGGCAATGTACAAACGTCTGATATCACACTATCCAAGCTTGATGGCGCAGGCAAAGTGTCTTTTACGCTTGCAGACTTTTTACCGGGTACGGTACAGATTGACTATAACCTACGGACACCGCTTGGTTATCACGTCACTGATCCCGAAGATGATGTCAATACACTGCCAGCTGCCATCACAGATGATGGTCAAGGTAATTTAATTAATGTAGATAGCATCGTCGTCGGTACGATTGATTATGTGACGGGCGCAGGCTCTTTTGATCCGTCGCTCACGCGCAAGCTTGGCAAGCCAGTTTATACATACAGTCATGAGACTGTGCAGGTGTTTACCGGCGTCAACATGATGACGACAGAACTAAAGCCCGTCGCGTTCTTAGATCACTATGAGTATGAGAGCGTTGTGATGACGTTGCCTGATAATAAAACGACAGCAGCATCGGTAAGCTGCTTTGGTTCGGATGGTGCTACGGCGCACACCGACATTCTATCGAGCGGTCCTATCGAAATGGACTTGCTGCCTGCTTACGCTGAGGTCATTACCCCGTCATCAGTCAACTTTAACTGGGCAGGCAAAAACTACTTTGACCGCGAGGGGCGCTTATACACTGATCTCAACCCTAGTACTGGCGCAGCGACCGCTGTCGGAGATATTGATTATCAATCTGGCCGTGCAACATTGAATAGCTGGCAGTGGGTTAATGGAAATCCAACCACGCTCAAGTCGCTATTGACGAGTTTGACGGGCAATCCTGTCGATAAAGTGACGTTTCGAACCCCATCAGCACCACTACGCCCCGACAGCTTAAATGTCTGGGCAACAGCGGTCGATGGCACGCGCATATCAGCAATTGCCAATGTGCAAGGCAACCTAAAAGCGGCCAATATTGAGGGCGTGGTCGATGTTGAGTATGGCGTTGCTAGTGTACAGTTTGGCGCTTATGTCACTGCTGCGGGCAAAGAGTCCGAGCCGTGGTATAGCGCTGAGGCGGTCACGAGTGACGGCAAGATTTGGCAGCCAAAGCAAGTCTTTGCTGAGACAATCACTTATAACGCAACCTCTTATAGCTACTTACCGATTGACAGCAATGTGGTCAAAATCGACACGGTACGTTTACCGCAAGATGGTCGCATCCCCATCTTTAGACGTGGCGATACGATCATCATTGGTAATCGCGTTACGACTGATATTGGCTCGGCGCACACAGGCGGTCAAACCGTCACGCTACCTCGCAATGATGTGACCCGCATTGCCGTCGTTGATGCTGACGATAAAAACGTCGATGCCACGCTGTGGGATTATGACCTTGCAGCAGGTACGATCACTTGGAAAACGCCGCTGGATTTATCGATGTATAAGATGCCGCTTAAAGTCATGCACGCCCAAGAGGAGCGCAACCGCATCATCCAAGCCGACATTGATGGCACGCTGACGCTACTGTTTGCGATGCGTCGCAGCTATCCAATCGCTGATACTTACGTGTCTAGTGTGTTGATTGGTGGTGATCTGCAAGTCCGTGTGTCTATCCCATTTACACAGCGATCTTGGAACAACGTGTGGCGCGATGAGCCAGTAGGCGATCAGCTACTCAACAAGCTCAATCTTAAAGATTATCCGATGATCCTTACTGACGACGGTGCTATCAAAGAGCGCTGGATGATTAAGATGACAGGGACGAATCAGTTTGAGCTGTACGGCGAGACGTTAGGCTTTGTCATGCGTGGCGATACCTTGACTGACCTTGCGCCGATTAACCCAGCAACTGGCAAGCCTTATTTTACTTTACCTAAGCAAGCCTTTGGTGCTGATGCACCGTGGGCCAATCAAGATATTATCAGATTTAACACATGGGGTACGCTGCTACCAATACTGGTGCTGTGCGCTGTGCAACCAAATCCAAATCCACCAGTAGGCACCGACGGCTATACGATGTGCTTGTATGGTGATACCACTGAATTGACCGTTTAGGAGAGAGAGATGAGTTTTTTAAATCCAGTAAATGAGCCAGTATTGCGCTTTAAAAGCACTGACGCAGGTGCGCCGCAAATCAACTATAACGCGCGCGTAGCAGGTGATGTTAAGACTGTGCTCAAGGCTTGCCTAGTCACAGGTTACGGCGCTAAAGCAAGTGCAGGATGGTCGGTGGTCAATGAGATTGACCATGTCACCGAGTTTGTCGGCCCTAGCGCTGCAATGAGCGATTATCGGCTAGGCATTGACGATACTAGCGCATCGAGTACGACTTGGTATTACCAGTATCAAGATGCGCGGGTTAATCCGACTGATAACGCATTGACTAAAAACTTTAATTATATTGATAAAGCGTCAGATCAAAATGGTTGGGAATTGATTACTACCGAGCGGGGCTTCTACTTTGTTGAGTTTTTTATAACGAGCGAGACACAGGCAAAACAATCGCGCGTAACGTTTTTCGGCCAGACAAAATCTGCGATTGTAAATGCTAGCGATAATCATAATATGGGTTTTTGGAGTGTAGGTCACCATGCTGCAACCGTTTATTCTTGGCAATTTTTTCCACCGATCGCATACACAAAGCGTTACTACAATATTAACGGTTATAAAAAAGCAGAGTTCGCCTCGTCTAATATCGCGATAATGTCTAATTATCCGATTCAGAGTGAGCTGTCAGTAGTAGACATGATCGCAGATTTGTATTTAGTGCAAGACGGATTGATGTTAGCGCAACAACCCGGGTTGTTGCTTGCGCCTCTTAAAGATTTGGCTGATAGATTTGGCGTTTATGACACTACTGTTGCTGATCGCCCTGTTTTATATGCCAGCCTGGGTGTGTCACGCAATGATTTGGAATCAATAAATGGCGGCACGCGCGGTGTAATGATTAGACTCGATTATTGGGAGTATTGATATGCAAATACTCGCAAAAACATATATATCGCTATCGCTCACACACAGCGGTTACATCGCAGGTGCAGGTGATGGCATCGTAACAGTGGCTGGCAAACCCGCATCGCGCAAAATCTGGCTGCTCAACGCGAAAACAATGGTAGTCGAGCAAGTAATAACCTCGCTCAATAACGGTCATTACTTATTTATGGGGCTTGACCCTGCTAAGAAATATTTAGTAATGGTGCGTGATTATAAAAAAGAGTATGAGCCGTTTGCATGGGATTACGTCACACCTGCTGACGACCTGACAATAGCTGAGCAACAGGCGCTATGGCAGAGTTGGCAAACTAACTAAGGCGGATATATGGCAAGCTCATTAAAACTCATGCTTGAGCGTGTCATTAGCGCTAATCGTTTGTCTAGTGCGCTAGAACTACCGCTTGACCGTAAGCTTGGCGAGTTGTCACGTTACACGTATGTTTATGCTGACGCGCTACCGCTAAGGATGGAGCGCAAGATTAGTGAGCAACCGTTACCCAATGCGCTGTATTTAGCAATGAGCGTGCCGCTTGGTACGCTTGCGCCTGTCATGTACGTGACATCAAACGCGCTACCGTTACCGTTGTCTGATCTAATTAGCGAGCAACCGCCTAGCAATGCGCTACCGCTTGGCATGACGCGCAAACTTGGCACGGTAACGGGCGGTTATGTGCCGCCAGTTGATCCGCCAGTTGACCCCGAGATACCGCCCGAATACGCGCCGCCAATGACGGCGTTAGCGTCATATATCAGCAACGTGATTACAGGTGTTAGCAATATCAATCAATGCCGCGACTGGCATCATAACGGGCAAGATATCGCTAATGCCCGCGATGTCATGCGTACAGATGCTATTAACGTCGCTCAGCGCTATGCAATGCAACAGCGCGGATTGATACCGATTGCTAATGAAGCGTTTACGCTGACATCGCAAGTATTTGAGTTAGCACGCGACGCACGTATCAGCTATATCGCATTTATACCGATTTATAATAAGCGCCAATTTAAACACAGTAGCACTATCGGCTATACGCGCTGTGTCAAAGCTCACAGTGCAAAAGTGGCGCATTATCGCAACTGCAAGACTCTACCGCTACAATCTGCGGTTAATTTTGCAACTGACGCGGGGCATAAAGTGCACGGCGTCGGTATCAGCAAATGCCAAAGCGTCAAAGTTCAGCACGCGGTACAAGTGCCTGACCGTTATTATCCGATACCTGAGCCACCACCAGTTAAGCCTGACAATATTTGCAGGATTAGACCGCCCAGCAGTGCATTACCACTACGTATGGCACGTAGACGCGGCGGTCTGCTATCAAGTAATTTACCGCTATCATTGACGTGTTGGCATGATGATCCGCCACTATCTATACCAAATTTAAGGAGTTACATCGTGCATAACGTCATTACAGCGACAATCGGCGGTATTGCAGTCGATTTACTATCATTTAATATCAAAACTGACATGGATAGCTATTGTTGGCAAGGCAGTATCGACATCACCGCCAAGGATTATGACAAAATCAAGCATAAACTTGATGTGCCACGTGGATCAGAGCCGATGGTTATTGCTGTGGTTAATGGCAAACCAATGGCTTTTATCGCAGAAGAGCAGCAACGCAGCCGCAAGTTTGCACAAAAGAGCTATAGCCTTTCTGGACGGTCTGTTACAGCGCGTCTGGGCGCGGATTATGCAGTATCGCAAGGCGGACTGATTGACCAAGCGAGTTATGTCAGCCAAATTGTCGCTCAGCAGCTCAATGGGCTATCTATTAGCTTGCTAGATTGGGGTATTAACGACTGGTTAGTGCCAGCAGGCGCATATAGCGTCGCTAACAAGACGCCAATAGCCGTGATTAGCGATATTGCTGCTGCTGGCGGAGGTTTTGTCACAAGCGACCCGTCACAAGCCACGTTGTCAGTCAAACCGCGTTGGCCAGTAGCTGCTTGGCAACTTGCAAGCGCTGCGCCCGATGTCATCGTGCCAATTGATGTTATAAGCGACATTAGCGACAAAAAACGCACGAATCCACGCTATAACACAGTGCTGTTAAACAGCGCTAGCGAAGGCGGTGAGGTTTACAGGCAAACACAAGGGCGTGACGCTGCTGCACCAACCCAAGACCATTCTTTATACACCGATAGAGATGCAATAGTACCTACCGGTACAGCCATACTGTCAGATAGTGGTATACATGGCGACTACACACTTAGGATGCGCTGGGCCGATAAATACAACGTGCAATTGGCAAAATTGGGTGGTATTTGGCAGATTAACGACCCAGAGGGTGCATGGCGTGGCATCACTACGGGTGTAAGCGTCAGTATTGACCAGAGTAATGATGCGCCCACAGTATGGCAAACAGTCACTATTGACCGCTATTTGGACGTATAGGAGTCACAGATGAATCTATTAAGTCAGTTTGACCAATTATTCAGCCGTACTGAGCGAGGCGTTGCAAGAGTGACAGGACAGCGCGGCGGAGGTAAGTTGGTGGCTGAAACAGAGTCAGGAGCGACTATATTGCTTGATGGTGAGATGGAGACAGGCAAGAAGGTCTATTATGACCGGGTGAGCAGCAAAGTCCTTGGGGAAGCGCCTGATGTTATTTACTCGCAATATGGCGTTTAATGAGCATTTAAAGCCTGTATAATCGTAAGCGTTTAATATTGCATATCTATGCACAATTAAACGCTTTTTACATTTTAAGCTATGCAAAATTAAATGCTTATTTATGCAAAACTAATCGCCGTTTTACATTATCCAGATAAGTTGATTAGAGCTGTAGTAAATCTAGATGAGATAGAAAATAGCTTTTTGGCTTATGGTTTAAATGCTGGGATTAGTAGAAGCTTTATTGAACGCAGGATTCGAACCACTGCTGGTCAATCTGGAATTTCGGGCAGTGATATTAAAAAAATGCCTGTGGTTCTTTGTTCAAAACAAGAACAGGATATGATTGTGAGTACATTGGATGAAAAGTTAAGTGAAACAGATTCAATAATATCTACTTTAGAAAGTAAAATCCTCAAAGCCAATTTACTAAAGACCTCAATCCTACATAAAGCCTTTCAAGGTAAGCTCGTACCACAAGACCCTAACGATCCGCCAGCCAGCGAACTATTAGTGCAGATCAAAGCAGAGCGCGAAGCCAAAGCACTGGCTGAAAAGCAGGCGAAACAAGATAAAGCTGCCTCAAAAAGCAAAGCGAAAACCAAATCTGCTACAACAGCAAAAAAACCTAAGAAACCTAAAAAAGATGAGCAGATCACCTTGCCGCTTTAATTACTAATTTATAAGCCGTTTAGTTCATCAATATAAGATAGTATCCATACGAGAGAAAGCCATGAGTGACACAGCAACCCCAAATATCTTATCAAGCAATCAGCAAAACAACCAAGCTAGCTCTATCGTCTCCAAGGTTTGGAGCTTTTGTAATACCTTACGCGACGATGGTGTTAGCTACGGCGATTATCTAGAGCAGATTACCTATCTTATCTTTTTAAAAATGGCACACGAATACAGCTTGCCGCCTTATAAGAGAGATATTGGCGTTCCCGAAGGCTTTGAATGGGACAGCTTGACCAGTAAGTCAGGCGCAGCACTTGAGTTGCACTATATCCAGCTACTAAGAGAATTGGGTAAGCAAAAAGGCTTACTTGGTCAAATCTTTACTAAGGCACTAAATAAGATTCAAGATCCTGCTAAGCTTGGTCGTCTCATTGACATGATAGACAGCACCAAATGGGTACGACTGGGCACTGATGTCAAAGGCGATATCTACGAAGGTATCTTGGAGAAAAATGCTGAGGATACCAAGTCTGGCGCAGGTCAATACTTTACCCCAAGATCGCTTATTCAAGCCATCGTTGCTTGCATGCAACCCAGTCCTGATATTACTATCGCTGATCCAGCAGCGGGCACAGGCGGCTTCTTGCTTGCGGCTTATGATTATATAGAACAACATCATAAGCTCGACGTCGAGGAAAAAGAAAAGCTAAAGCATAATACCTTCTCAGGTAATGAAATCGTCGCTAATACTCGCAGACTGTGCTTGATGAATCTATTCTTGCATGGTATTGGTGAGATCGATGGTGATAGCCCTATCAGCTCAGATGATGCCCTCATTGGTGCAACCAAAAGTGTGGACATGGTACTTGCCAATCCGCCTTTTGGTAAAAAAAGTAGCATCACCGTCACCAATGATGAGGGTGAGCAAGATACCAAAGATTTTGAGTATAACCGTCAAGACTTTTGGGCGACGACTTCTAACAAACAGGTTAACTTCTTACAGCATATTCGTACCATGCTTAAGGTTGATGGTAAAGCTGGTGTGGTTTTACCTGATAACGTCTTGTTCGAAGGTGGTGCTGGCGAGATTGTGCGTAAGAAACTACTAGAAGTGACTAACCTGCATACGATTTTGCGTCTACCAACAGGCATCTTTTATGCCAATGGCGTTAAAGCAAACGTCTTATTCTTTGACAACCATCCTGCTCAAGAAGATGCCGTCACCAAAGACGTGTGGATATACGATTACCGTACCAACGTTCATCACACCCTTAAACGCAAACCGATGACGCTTGAGCATCTACAAGACTTCATCACTTGTTATAACGCTGACAATATCCATGAGCGTGTCGAAACCTACGATCCTGAAAATAATCCTACTGGCCGCTGGCGCAAATACAGTATCGATGACATTAAGAAGCGTGATAAAACCAGCTTAGATATCACGTGGTTAAAAGACGACTCACTAACAGACCTAGATAACCTACCTGATCCTGAAGATCTAGCGAGTGATATTATCGATAATATTGAGGCTGGGCTTGCAAGCTTCCGTGCGGTGTTGGATGAGCTTGAGGGTTAGTTGTTTTAATTTGCAGTTTTAATTTATTTAGAAAAGTTAAGGATGAGTAATGGAAGTACAGGATTGGGGTGGCGGGCTTACACAGCATGAAGTTGAGGCTATTGAAAAAATTAAAGCAAACTTTCAAGCATCAGATGCATTAGCTGAACTTGATAGGAAAGATAGTAAAACTATTAGTTTAGCTGAATTTAAAAAAAGCGCACCTAGCAATCCTATGTTTCCATGGAAAGGGTTTTCCGGATTTAGATTAGTCGATCCTAGAGGTAGTAAAGAAGGCGAATTTGATTTAGTAATTGTTACTCATTGCAATGTATTAATAATAGAGCTAAAAGATTGGAATAATCAAAAAGTCACCAGCAGTAATAATCGCTGGTATCTTGGCAGTAAAGATATGGGGAAATCCCCAGTCTCTATCACTCGTAACAAAAAATTCTTGCTTGACAATATCTTAAAGAGATATAAGAGTAGATTTTCTAATAAGGGGTACATTCCCTTTGTACACTTTTTAGTCGTAATGACAGGTAATGCTGACTTTAGCAAACTGAACGATGAAGAAAAGAAATACACTATAAGTCTAGATGACTTTCTAAAAATGAAAAATGAAAAGGAGTTCGATAGACACTTTAGACCTCACCCAGCATCAAAGGTCTTGAATAAAGACTTCATAATATTTGATGAAATTTTTGGTGGAAGTAACGTAAAGCCTAAAAGTATTAAGGTAAATGGCTACGTAGCAGAAGACGAACCTGCATTTCAACATCCGAATAAGATCTATAACGAGTATTTTGCTTATTCAGAGCATTCAAAGAATGACCAAGTCTTATTACGTCGTTGGGATTTTTCAAAGATAAAAAGTCCAGAGGCGCAAACATCAGACGGTAGGTTCAAATTAGTCAGCAGAGAGTATGAGGTTTTACAACACTTAAAGGGTATTAATGAGGAGCTTTACTCTGCCTGTTTGAATTATAAAACAGTCCCTCAAAAATCAGAGATGACCGTAGACCATACCGACTTATTTGACTTGATGCCATCTCAACTTAGATTTAATCAATTTATCGGTCAAACAGCCAAACAAATTGCAATTAAAGATCGCGCTGACTATGTAAAACTACTATTGCATAAATTTGTTGATCTGCACGATGCTGGAATTGCTCATAGAGATTTGGGTACACACAGTCTATGGCTATCTGCTGATAAGAAAATTTCGCTATCCGGTTTTGCTACTGCTTTTTTTCCTAAAAAAGGAACTGTGGGAGATATTAGAGACATACTCACTGTATCAACAGATTTAGTAGAAAACACTTATCCTATTGAAATCTATACTGCTTATCAGTTAGACGTACGAGCTTTAGCGGTATTATCTTGGCATATTCTACAAGCAAAGCGCTTATCTAACGATAGTATTCAGTCATTTAAGCAGGAGTTAGAACGAGATGATGAATGGTACTCAATTGTCATCAAACAAGCTTTATCTGAAGATCCCTATATAAATGCAAAGGATTTTCTAGAAGCGTTCAATGAAGCTAGGCCCACAGATGAAAAAGACTTTTCATTCGATAAGGATCAACTAGAACCTTTTTATCATAATATTAGTCATTATCGTCAGTTTAGAGAGGATGAAGACTTCATCGTTGAAACTGACGAAAAGGAAGTTTATGTATCTAATGGTCGAATAGTTAAGGCGTGGTTGAATACCTTTCCAGTTAATGAAGATTATAAAGCTCGTATTTTATTCGATTGGCTACAAAGAATTTCTAACTTAAAACAGCTTTCACCAAAATACATACCTCATATTCACGAGTTTGGAATTGCTACTAAGTCTGGTAGTTTGTATATGGTTAGTGACTTCGTAGAAGACGGTTTTATGTGGTCAGAGTTAAAAAGCTTAGATGATAAGTTAACTCTTGAGCATAAACTTGGAGTCATTAATCAACTTATTCATGCTATTGAGCATCTTCATGGAATTGGTGTTACGCATGGTGATTTACATCCTGAAAATATAAAAATAAGTCCAATTGCTGCTGATTCTGATGATATCGATTATCAGTTGTATCTATTTGATGCTTTAGACTTTACTTCAAATGGTAGTAGCAACTTAAATTATGAATACGCTCCTAGCCACGCTGAAAACGCTACGACTCAGATGCGTGATATTTTTGCAGTTATGAAAATGAGTTGTGAGCTATTAGGAGTTGCTTGGGGTAAAGAGTCTGCTGAATTTCCTGATATTGCTAAAGTTATATCTATTGAGTTATCAGACTTCAAATCAGGATTTATTTCTCTTGAACGTTTTAAAGACGCTCTTCAACCAAAATCTGAAGTTCAAATGATTGAGGTAGGTGTTGGCAATAGAGATTCTTTTGACACTCTTGAAATATATCCAGAAAATGATGAGCTATTTTTTCAGTTTGAAAAAAGTAAAAGTAAAGAAAAGAACGACATACTAGTTAAATTTATAGGTTTAGGTGGTTTATTTATAGCTTTTTACTCAATAACAGAAAAAAAGTTTACACATGTCCTACCTCCTATTAACCGAGACCATATATCAGCTAAAGATAGGAGAGAAAGCCAATCAATTATTTCTGTAGGAGTGCGGCTAACTAGCGAGCATCGTCATGATTTAGCTGATTTAAACAAAGTACTATTAAAGGACACTCATTTTACTAATGCAGTTGATAACTTTATTAAAGAGTTACAAAGAACGGATGGAACTACCAATCAAAATATAGAACTTGAATCTGAGCCTGATGTTACTTCTGAAATAATGGAATCTACTGAAGAATCTTCAAGAAAGGAAAACTCATACTCCTTTACAGTTAAAGAGTTATGGCAAGCAATTTTAAACACCGAAACCGAAGCTCTTCCATATATTACCGCCACTGACTCAGTTATTTGGCAGAATGAGGATAAGGTTTATGTACCCTACAATGGAGAAGTAAGCCCTTTAGACCAATTCAATAAAGACGATATTGTACAAGCTTTAGGCAAAGATACTGCTAATGATAAGACCTTTGTATATGGAAACATAGATGTTAAAAGGAGCTCTTTAAACGAGCTTCATTTTAAACCAGGTAGTGTCAGACGTAATAACTCTATAGTTGAAGATACAATAGTTTATATACAAAGTAAACAGAGTAAAGTTTCTTTTAACCGTCGTAAAAATGCGCTATCTAGAATTTTAGATGGTGAGGCCGTAATCAATAACCTTTATGAATATTTTGATACAACTTGTAAATTACCCGCTACTCATTACGACTCTACTATTAGTGAAGATGACTTCAAACGATATGATCGTACTAATGAATATGAGCAAACGATAAAATTAAATACTCCCCAAAAAGAGGCATTTGAAAAACTATTAAAAAATGGTCCTGTATCTTTACTGCAAGGACCTCCTGGAACGGGGAAAACCGAGTTTATCGCAGCATTCGTACATTATTTATTTGAAAAACAAAATACTCAGAGCATTTTGCTAGTAAGTCAGTCTCATCAGGCTGTTAATACAGCGGCTGAAAGAATACGTCGTCACTGTCGCAGACTTGATACAGAGTTGGAGGTTGTACGTTTTAGTAACCGTAATAGAACTGTTTCAAGTGAATTACAGGATGTATTCTCTGAGAACTTGCAAAACTCAAAGTACGAGTTACTCAAAGCTGAAAAAATCGAACGTATTCAAAATCTTGGTTTATTATTAGGACTCGAAGAAGCCTATTTACGTAAAAGAGCTGAAATACACTTTGATATAGGTAAACAAATTAAGCGTTATAACTTATTGATTAGTGATAAAGATAATAAAGAAGAAACAAATATTCTTAAAGCTATTGAGCAAGATATTGCATCTAAGGTGGCTCAAACTAATTTTAATATAGATTTCAACATTAAGCAGTCAAGTATTGAAGATATTTATGCCAAGTTAGTTTCTGAAATCAATAAAGAATACTCCGTTGAACCAAAGGAAAGCTCAAAAGCTGGTGAGTTAATTCAACTTACTGAAGATATGCTTGACTCATTATCAAATGAGCGTACTAACTATGCAGAGTTCCTTGCTAGATCTCGTCAGTTAGTAGTCGGGACCTGTGTTGGTATGGGACAATCACATATTGGTATTAACGAGAATATCTATGATTGGGTTATCATTGACGAAGCGGCAAGATCAATCTCTAGTGAGTTAGCTATCGCAATGCAGTCTGGGAAGAGAGTACTATTGGTTGGTGATCATAAACAGCTACCTCCTATCTATTCACAAGAACACAAATTAGCTTTAGCGCGACGATTAGGTATTCCTAAACGGGGTGAAGAGCTAGATGATGCTCTAGGTAGTGACTTTGAGCGTGTATTCCAGTCTGAATATGGAAAACATACTTGCGCTACACTGAAAACTCAATACCGTATGGCGCCTGCTATTGGTAATCTTATTTCATACTGTTTTTACGATGGTCTACTTGAAAATGGTAAACAAGAAGAAGATATTCCTGATATATACAACAGCGTACCTAAAGAGATCGAGTCCTGTGTCAGTTGGCTTGATACATCCTCTATACCTAATGCATATCATACAGGTGCATCTAATGGTAGCTCGTCTAATCGGGTTGAGGTTGATGTCATTATTAAATTACTACAAGACATCCAAAATGACGATGAACTTTTAAGTAGTGAGACTGCTAAAAAGTGTTTGAAAGAAGGCGATCATTTAATAGGAGTGATCTGTATGTATGCGGAACAAAAACGACTGTTACGTAAAAAATTCAATGAAAATACTTGGGATGACAGTTTTAGACAGTTGATAAAGATCGATACGGTAGACAGTTATCAAGGTAAAGAAAATAGAATCATTATTGTATCTCTTACACGTTTTGATAAACAGCTAACGACAGGATTTCTACATTTACCTAACCGTACTAACGTATCACTATCACGAGCTATGGATAAGCTTGTTATTGTTGGAGCAACGAAAACTTGGGAAAGTTCAAAAAATAAACATACACCGTTAGCGGAAGTTCTTAAATATTTCAAAGAACACGGTAACGACTCAAAATATAATCTTATAGAAATGTCTTCTAACAAGCGAGGACGCAAATAATGAATAATTCAGGAAGCATAGTTTTTAATAAAGTTGATTTTGTCATCAAGTCGCCTAGCTTTAAAATCATATTTTCCTATATGGATGAGCGTGGCATCCCCTTTGTCAGAGAGTTTGCTCTACGTCTATTAAAACTAAATTCTTGCAAACCTAAGGATTTTGCTGATTATTTTGACTTTACTCAAAGAGAAGCCGAAATCGCCATACAGGACTTGACTGATAAAGGGTGGGTTGGATGGAATGAAAACGGTACTATCGGACTGTCAAGCAAGGGTCAACTCTTATTTGATCAAAACAGTAAAGGCCCAAAAATACCTAGTTTGCAAGAAAGAACCCAACGTTTGCATTTAGAGTTATTAGATAGAAACTTTATACCAAAAAAAAGGACTTCTAAAGATAATCGTAACGCGCTGGAGTTAAATGTACCAAACAAAGACTTGTCAGAGAGTAAGGATGTTGCTAAACGCCAGTTTCAAGCAGACTTTATGAACCTAAAGGAAGATAAGGTAATCGAAAATATTTCGGAGGACATTGAGCTGTACAAGATAGATTTAATTGAACAGCTTTATACTGACTTTTTTAGATTTACCCAACCTTTCGAAATTAATGCTGAAGACGGCACTCAATTAGAACGTAGCGAACTTGAACTTACTAGGTCTGATAATATACAGCAAACGATCACTCAAATACTGGATCAATATAAGCCTAGCCAGAATAACCTACCTGAGATTATGCAAAGCATGGAGTCTTTAAAAGATCCAGAGACTTTAAAAATTATTGTAGGCGGTAAGTTTGATTTTAATAAGTTTTTAGACTTAGAATTAAATAGTAATCACAAAACATATTTCGTCGGACAAACATATCATCAAAATAAAATAATTGATAAAGTTACTGAGCTAGCTAATAATCTAAAAACAACTAAAAACTTGACTTGGATTGCGCCGAGTGATTTTTATTGGGGCAAGCAAACGAAGCTAATTGAAGTAATTAACTCAATTTCCAACGGTGCTATGGTGAAACGCAATAAAGAAAAGATTAGATTGTATAACTTTAAAACTTATTTACCGTTACCTGAAGAAAGTAGAAACCTACGAAATGAAGTTCGTGATTTAAAGCATCAGTTCAAAGAAGTGTCTCAAGATGATCTTTACGGGTTTTCTGAAGGTTTTCTGAAGGGAAATACCGAAGTTATAGTATTAGAAGATACACTTGCTGTTGTTTGTTATCATGTTCAACTTCCTGATCAATACGATGTCACTCTACCTGTAGGATTCATGACTACCGATATCGAACAAGTGAATCATATTACAACAGTCACTCAAAGCTATTTAAACTCACCTATTTTTGATGATGATAAGTTTGATAGCTATGATTTTGGTTGTTTTAAAAACCTGTAAGTGAGCATGGAGTATTTCCATCAGCCATAGCCTCTTTTAAAATTTTGCAATGTTATAACTAGCTATCAATAAATCATATTTGTAAAAAAACCAGATAGCATGTGCGATCTGGTTGTTTAGTACTCTGAACCGCCCCGACAATATCGGAGAGTGTTTTACTTGAGTCAGGCTGCAATGCCTGACAGGGTTAAATTATCATAATACCGCTTTTCAAACTCAAAAGGCGACACAT